AGTATTTAGATAGCGGGAGTTGAAGCTATCCGTAAAATCATACGTAGTATCGCCCCAATAGAATGCGGGCTCGTCATTGCTTTCGGCTGCATCGTGATATAACACGCCGGCAAGATCAGTAGTCTCGGCTACAACGGATGAGCCCTGAATGTAGTCGAACGTATATCTATCGACAATATCTTTTACAACACCACCAGTGATATCAAACGAAGACACCGCGCTATTGGTTATCTTGAAGCGGTCATCTTTGATGAAATTGTGCGGGAATACGGTTGTCACGCGCGAATAATAGTTCGCGTCAGCTGGATTATAATACCGCGAAACTTTAGAGATAAGCTGCGGGAACCACAATGTTTTGAGTAAGAAGAAGTCGGCATCGGTTTCGCCAGAAACTGTGCGATACAGACGAATGCCGCGAATAAAGTTTTTAACTGGTTCAGTTGGCGGCGCAGTAGGCAGCCCAGTTACTGTAACTGTCTGGCCTTCTTTCGTGATAATGAAATCAGATGGGTCAGAACCAACCGACTCTTCGCCCCACGGCGTATACCAAGTATAGGTATATTGACGAGATACTGGCGTGCCGCCGAGTGTAACCTTAACGCCCGAAGCGGCATAGGTTGTCTGCTGAAACCCAGGAGCAAAGTACGTAAATGTAGTACTGTCTATTACGGTTACTTCTGAACCAACGGTATTATACCCGCGCGTATCGATCTTGATTCCGCCAGATGTCGAACCTGATTCCGGATCGGTTACTTGGAACGTATTAGTGGCGGCATTAAACACAACGTAGCCGCCATCTGTCATGCCGCCAGAAGTTCGGTTTAGGTATACCGTTGAGCCATTGGCGATGCCATGGTTACTAAGAGTAACAGTAATTGTCTGGCCGCTGCGGGAGTATGTACCGGCGTAGTAAGTAAATCCACTGATAGATACAATGTTGCCGGTGCGCAGTCCATGCGCAGCTGACGTTACAATGGTGGTGTAGCCGGTTGAATCCCTCGATACCGATGAAGCAGTCTTCTCAGTAAAGTTTACCGCCGTAGCTGTTAGCTTCGTCTCCGGCAGCGGAAGACCAAGCTCATAATAATCTACCGGGTATGGAGCTACACCAGATGTGGCCAGCTCGTAATTGCTGACTTTAGGAACGCCATCGCCGGTGTAGTAAAAGCGCTGCTCGCCTGAATCAACTTCTGCAGACGGCGTCGCTACGTTCACTTCATTAGGCCACGACAACCAGACTATTTGATCTGTGCTAGGATTGCGAAGTGGGTATATTGTGCCGACATCTCCTGTTCGACCTGTCAGCCCTTTGATTACAGGCTGCGGATACGGCACAATATCCCCCGAAAAAAGCTTACAATTGTTCGCAATTTGCCCAGCTTGATCGGCGATCAGTTCCGGCGCAAACTTCGGCGCAATGCCGCGAAACCCTGTAAACTTAATTCCGGCCATTAGTACTTACCTTTTCCCTTCATCATGCAACGTCCTGCGGCGCGGCATTTAGCCGGAGACGGACAACCTTTGCATGGTTGAAACGCTGCTTTCTTTGCTGACTTAGCCATTAGTCTCTCCTATTCGTCTGCTCGATAATGGATACAACGGCTGCGCGCCGTTGGTCACATGCAGCCAGCGCTGCTTCTTGCCTGACTGAAAACTCAGCCAGTTGTCCTACTGTCAGTCCACTAGGCGACGGCATCGCCGGCCTCTCGCACGGAGTTCTCAGCGAGTCTGGTACTGTGAGCGACACCACCATCGGCTCCGGGCGATGCCCGCAGGCTGTTAATGCCATTAGCCCAAGCGATAGCAACATCGGGCGGAACAGGTTCATTTGCATTAGGTGCTTCCTCTATAGCTTCTACAGCTTCGTCTTCTATAACCATCAGCTGATGTTGCGCGCTTGCTGTAGCTTCTAGTACTGAGATCGTTACGGCATTAACATGCAGCTGCTGCTGCGCTACGGACAGAGATAACTCCGCTTCCTCAAGACGCTCCTTCAATCGCGCGGATTCACCCTGCAAAATCAGGACGTACATCCAAACAAGTGTTGCTACTAGTACAACCCATCCATACCGATTGAATGCGATCTTGAGGAAGGAAAGCATATTACTCTCTGGCCTTATCTACAGCATCGCCAATCTGCTTGACGAGTTCGCCAACCTTAGCCGCATTATCGACCATTGCAAAATACATTGTCACAAGCCAAGCCATTGCGGATACGATAGCTACTTGTACAACCGTCGTGGGCCAGTCCCCCGCTCGTGATGCAGTAATAAACATGGAAGCAGCAAGAACCAAGGCAAGCGCCAGAAGTGTAACTTGCAGCGTTGTGCGTCGCCAAAACCAAGCCTGCCGGCTCTTCATAATGTCTTCAGCTGGTGTCATTATCCTATTCCTATCAAACGCTTTATTCCAGTGATTAGCTCGCCGGCAAACAAGCCGATGATGGCCACAGCGCCGACGACGACACCCCAGCCTTTATTAAGCGCAGCTTTGAGGCCGGTTACGTCCTTGTGCAGCGCATCAGTCCGTTCCACTAGAGCATCCACTTTTTCCAATAGGCGGCCCCAATCAGCAAGATTCGGTATTTGGTCATGCGTCATACTGGGTGCCCTCCATCGTTTCCACCGCCACCTTCTTCTCCACCGGGCGGGGGTGGGTCGAATCCGCCGCCGCTACTATTCTCGTAAGCGGCTACAAATGTGCTTATAGTCGAGTCACGCGTAGCATCGGCGATTGTTATGTACCGATACTCATATGATCCTGAGACGGCATCGAATTTGAAATTGACGGTGTCACCGGAAGAAACTGTAAAAGTTCCATTGGTGCTAATAGGCACATATGATCCGGAATTCACGCGATATGAAATCGTACCAAACGCAGAGAAAGTAACTCGAAGATCGCGAGTTCCGCCGCTTGTATAAGTGATGGTTACGTTAGCATTTGTACCGGTAAGCGTGGGGTGTGTAAAAATTATATTCGCCCATGTCGCTGTAATAGCGTCGAGCCCAGGTACAAATGTAGCGTTGACTAGAGATAGAAGCGCGCTCACGATATACCCGTCCCGCTGAACACAACTTCAGAAGCACTCTTGAACAGCAACGAACCAACGCCATAAGCAGCTAGAGTACGAGAGCCAGTTGTGGTCGTGCCGGCCAAGCGAAGAGTAACGCCGGTGCCTTGCGTAATTACCTTACTTGTATTGGAATCATTGTAGACGAGAATAATATCCCCAGCGGAAAATACGTTATTCGGCACAGTTATGCCGCTGCTAAGAAACACTGACTTGTTCGCGGATGTTGTACTAAGTGTGCCGCTTGACTCGGACGAAACAGCCACACGCATTTGCGCTGTGGTAATACCGGTGATTGATCCGCCTGTGATGGAGACGTTGTTTGCGTTTTGTGTGAAGATGGTGCCGGCAGTTCCGGTAACTACTGACTGGCCATTCACTGTAACGCCAGCTGCAAACTCGGCAGAGCCGTCCTTGAACACTTTAAACTTGGATGTGCTATCTGTCTTGCAGTCAATGAACGTAGACAATGCTGATGCGGTAGCGCCGCTAGTAGCATTCATCTCAAGAAAACTATATACATTAAGTACATCATACCAAGTCTGATTCATAACCAAACTTGGTACAGGCCCAGCAAATACGTTTGTAGATAACGTTTGACGGCTAAAAGTTACGCTATTAGCCGTGCCGAGGCCAAGATTGGTGCGCGCGTCCGTTGTCGTACTAGCGCCGGTGCCGCCATCTGCAACTGGAATATCAGTACCACCAGCACGATAGATATACGCTCCGCCAATTGTAGGCGCGGTAATGAAATCCATAATGCCAGAGGAACTGACGATTGCATAATCTGTATTGTTGTAAGTAAACTCCAGAGCATTGCTATCATTGCGCAAGCTATGGTAATTAGTATCTGTGCTATCATAGAAACGAAGTTCGGAACCATTGTCAAAGTCAACGCGGTTCTCAAAAGTATTGACGCCGGTCCATGTATTTGCCCCGCTCAACAGGGCGGAAGCGCCCGCGCTGCCAGCATCAAGCATATTTTGCGCAGTGACACGCAGCTCAAGCGCCGTGCCAGATGCAAAGGCCTGAGCAATCGTTCCTTCCTGGCCACGCAATACGGTGATAGAGTCGCCGGAACGTGCCGTGACTTTCACTACTTCGCGAACGCCGCTAGTAGACACTAGTGTAGCGTAGAAATAATCTCCTACGCCAAGTGTAGGAAAGTTAGCTCCGTCGCCATACACAAGGGCGATACCGGTATCAGCGTTGCTGATTGCGGTGCTAAGATATCCTACAGCGTTGTTCTTAAGTTGAATACCCATAATAGCACCGTCACAGAATTAAGTAATCGCCGGATATGAGAGAACTTTCCAAATTGACTTTAGTAGTCCGCAACTCTATACGGCTGCCCGCTTGAAACGGAATAGCTAGCGTATCTTCTTGCGCCCGCGTCACCGTCAGAGCATTGCCCGCAATGGCCGTCACGCGCACGATCTCGTAGTTGTTAGTCGTGCTTTGGATCGTGGCGTTGAAAAAGTCGCCGACATTAAGCACAGGGAATACCGAGGCATCCACAACACTAATGCTTGTATCGCCGCTGCTCATTGCGCTGGCTAAAGTAGTCGTGGCGTTGTTTTTGAATACAGCTACCATAGACCACCTACGCCAGCGGTCGCATGCGAATAGACATAGAGCCTCGGCTGTTACCTAGGTTTGCTCTCGCCTTACGCTCATGGACATAGTAGTAATATTGCCTAGCGTGGTAAGTTGCTCCATCTCGATCAGACCACGGCACATTTGGCAGAATAAGCAGGTTGTTAAGAGCCCTGTGCAGAATCGCATCCTCAAGATCATTGAAGATGTTCTGCTCCATACTTGTTGCGTCACGGCGCGGCTTAAGCGCCACGAACATACGCATAAAGTATTCCCGCTCTCCATCTGGAAGCGGAAGGATTACATATTGATCCGGAGTGAGTTGCGTTACTGCTTTAGGCGTTGACGCCTCTGCGACTACTTCATCGGGCAGGACAAAATCCGTAATGCCGTCGAATGTCTGTTCGTTATAAACATACGAGTTTACTGATGCTGAAGGCGTCAGGCTCCACAGAACATCCGGGTCTTCGCCGCTATATAAATCAGCCCACTTAGGATATTGCTGAATAGCGCTATCGAGGCTTAGCAAATCCAGGGGTTGGTCGTTTACTACAGCGGCAAAGATACAACATACTTCTGTGTTTGCCGGTACATTAAATGTGTATTTATGCACACCGGGAAGCAGCTCGTACTTAGGTATCTCATACCTCCATGCAAGCGAGCGTTCGCAGACATTAATCGCTGCATCCCTAATATACCTACGAATAGTCTCCGTAGGGCATCCAGGGGCATATGGCGCGGCGCGCGCTGTTAGTGTGGAGAAAGCTCGGTCAACCACCTTGGCCCTCCTGTGCGCTGCGGCGCGACGCTTGCATGCCTACTGCACCAGACTCAGAATCGACCAGGGCGCGAGTACCCAATTCCACGCCCAGCGCCTCAAGGAAGGAATCAAGATAGAACTTAGCCCGGCCATTAGCGACCGACTCAGCGTTGACCGCCTCGGCCATATAAACCACGCCGTCCACAATCATCGGAAGGTACGTGTCCGGTAGCTCGGTCACAGTATCATTTAGATTGTATGTTGTTGGTGTGTTGACGTACTCTACAAGAATCGTTATCCCGCTTGTAGGTCTAGGATACAGAAAAAATTTGTTTGGGCTGCGGGGGTGACGCATAAAATTGACCGGCGTGCCCGATGCTTCGACACGCCACCCCGGATACATTTGGTCTAGAGTTTCGCGATTTACTTCGGTAAGAGCGTCCCCACCAACCACCTGATATACTTCTACAAGGCGCACGGCTGAAGATGGTAAGCTCTGTAACACGTTGTCTGCAGTGACCGACACAGAACCATTGACCATAAATAGATCAGGCCGGTACGGCACCATGCGTTTCAGTATCTGATTAAAAAAGCCGAGCAACACCGCGTCGCTATAGCGATACGGCGCAAGCGTGTCCTGAATAATAGGCCTAACCTCGGCTATTACAGATGCTGGTGTCACTTAGGCAAGCTCCGCGATGCATCGGCGTTCAGTTCAGGAAAATCGAACTTGAACTCTTCTTGCTCAACGCTCTCATCTACTGAGATGTCGACGGTTCTGCGCCCTTGCCGCTTCCGCTTCTCTACGATTTCTATCGCTTTAGCCTTAACGAAGCGTTCAGGGAAAGCTTCCTCTTCGCTGACTTCCACGCAAAGCGGGTTCTTAGCGAGGATGGGATGCCACTCGTAGATAAAACCATCTTTGATGTTCTTAAGATACTTGGTCATTTGCGGCCCTTTGCTGCGTTCATATTGTCTACAAGATTTGGGTATGGTCTGCCAGCTTTCTTCGCGGCAGCCTTGGCCCTAGCCTTCTGCGCCGGAGTGAGCGGCGTGGACTTTTTAGCTGGGTTAGGTCGTTCCCAAGGTTTCTTTGTCATGCGGTATTCCTTTACCACTTAACGCGATCTGCCCAGTACGCCGCGCTCATCTTACCCTTTGCGATATTCTTAGCATGGCGCGCTTTGAAGCTTTCCCGCCGCTTGCGGTACGCCTCTGACTCACCGGCTTTCTTCGGCGATCCCTGCACACCCTTCTGCCCAAATCGAATAAGCTTCTCTTTGCCGCCTTCGCAGGCTTTAACAACATGGGACTTCTTAGGGTGATCCGGCGTGGCTCGCGGTTTATTGCAAGCCATAGCGCTTTTGCTAAGTTTGTTGGCCATTACGCTACCCTCTGCACGACAACAATAGCAGGCGGAATAACGGGGATTGCCGGCGTTACGCCGGGGTTTGCGGCCACAGCGGCTACATAGTGTAATGTGATATTTGCGTTTTCCGGTAGCCAGTACATTTCAATGTAGTCGTTGGCGGCGACAGTTTCGAAAATCTCAAACGCCACCAAAGCTTTACCGCCGTCGCCCGTTTTCGGAACAGTTACTTTTGCGCCGGAAGCAGTGATGTTTGTGCCGTTTTTCGCCCACCAAAAAGTTGCATCGTGGTCGCTTGTGTCGGCGTTAGTAAGCTGGATACTAGCATTGAAACGATATGTTCCCGCCGCTGCAAGTGTAATTCTTGACGTGCTAGCTACAGTGATGCCAGAGCCGGCGACGGCGGCAGTAGCCCACTTGACCGCAGTACGGTCAGTCGTACTGCCGGTTTGGTTTGAAGTGGTCGCGTCATAGAATGATGCGTAAGCGATATTCGTAATAGAATTGAATGGTAGCGTGACACCTGAAATCGTGCCGCCGGTGATCGTCACCGCAGACGAAGCCTGCGTAGCCATCGTACCAAGCCCAAGATTTGCGCGAGCGTCACTTGCGTTACTCGCACCCGTGCCGCCGTCGGCAATTGCTAAGTCAGTAATACCGCTGATCGTGCCGCCAGTGATCGCCACTTTCGACATGGCCACTGAACCTGAACCGTCAGGCGCTAGAGTAAGATTGCCGTTGGCGTTAAGCGTAGAAATGGTGTTGCCGTCGAGTCGAATATTATCGACGCTAGCCGATCCGGTGCTAACTTTAATAGCTGATGGCGTGCCCGTTCCGCCGAGGACAGTTTTCTCGGTAGCATCAAGACCGCCATCGACATGCAGCAACTGATTGAAAGTGCTAGCCGGCGTGGAAGATGTCAGAGTAGTAGGCATTATGTCCTCGTAAATGTAACGTGTTCAATCAGCACAGCGCCCGAATTATCCCGTAAATCCATCTCAGCGACGCTGCCAACTGTTGCTCCGACCTGCCCACGCAAAGCTAATGTATCGCCGTTGGACATGGCCAAAGTATTGCCTTCGGATATTGTAGTGAACGCACCGCCGTTTTTGCTGTAGCTAATAGCCGTCGCACTATCTGAGAAAGCCAGGTTATTGAATAAGAGGGTGCCTGTTCCAGTGATCGTGCGCGTCGCTGACGTGACTGTGACGGTTGCGCCAGCAGAAGAGAACGTGCCACTAAACGATAGCACGGCCCCGCCAGCGGCGGTCTTGGCTCCAACAGCGGCGCAGAGCACACCAGTCATTAGTCACCAACAGCTTGTACAAGCGGTTGAGCCGCAGCAATTGCGTCCATAGCTTTCTGTTTCAGCGACTCAGCCATCGCAAACGCCGCATCCCGTTCGGTTTTCAGCACGACATTTGCGGCGTTAAGTTCTGCTACTGTAGCGCTAAGAGTTACGCTGGCGTTGTTGAAGAATGCTTCAAACTCAGTAGCTGAAATATCTTCTACTTTGATTTGCGGCGGAAACAGCTCGACACCGTTGTCTTCGACACGTTGCTGATACTCCCGCTGGTAATTGGCTGGCGCACCAGTCGAGTCCAAGGAAACAAAGTAGCGCAGAGGCGTCTTAATAATATCGACCATTGTAATCTCCTAGGTGTACGTTCCGGTTATGACCCATTCAGTGGACTTAGTCTTACGGATTACAGCCACTGCCGATGCAGCAATCGTTCGCGACCCCGTGCCCGCTGTGCCGTCGCCACGACGCAAAGTGTCCGTAGTAATCGACAAAGTAATCGTGCCAGCGGAACCGCTATTGCCTGTGTTGTCGATGATGATTGTCGTGCCAATTGGGTATGTTACGCTCGAATTCGCAGGAATAGTATAAGTTCGCGCAGTTACTTCGTCGTGGTAGATAGTTTTACCAGCATCGGTGAGAACAAGCGTGTACGCTGTGTTCTGTGTGTTAACTGGTGAGCCACGGAAGCCGGCGCTCAGCGTAGATGACGGTCCAACATCGGCAAGAATAACATCGCCGCCAGCAACTGTTAGTGCGTCCGCCGAATGCGTTAGTGTTACGTCGCCGTTGTTGAAGTTGATAACGCCGCCAGACGCGAGATACAGATCAGAGAAAGACCTAGTCGCTGCGCCTATCGAGATGCCATCATTAGCGACCGGCGCTAAATCTTCGCTTGATAGCGCAAGATAGTCGGTCATCGTTCCGTTTCGGTTCAGCCCGAAGTATAAGAACGTATTTTCCGAACTTGCGGTGACGTTGAAATTCACCCACTTGAGGCGTCCGACTGATGTTTGCGTCCCGGTAGAGCTGGACAGACGCACATCAATATCCACAGCATCATTGTTGGTGGGCGTTGCCCGGTCGCCTTCGATACGAAGAGCAGTAACGGACGCGGCATCAAACTTATTCGCTAGCCACAGCGGCGCTGTGGTCGCAGCTGCTTCATATTGCCAGTATAGCTGGCCACCTGCACCCGACAAAGCGTTGCTGGAGTGTGTGATTGTTACGTCGCCGTTGTTGAAATTGACGACGCCGCCGCTGGCAAGGAACAGGTCTGCCCAAGCCGCAGAGCCAACACCAAGCGCCAAGCCATCGTTTGTGAGCGGCCCTAATCGCGTGGTGTTCATGAGCATCAGGTTGGCAACGGCGCCAACATTTGCGACACCAAATCGAAGTTGACCTACTTCCGAATTGTTCGTGATCGTTGCGCCTAGCGCTGTGATGCGCGCAAACTCACTTTGGTTGCCCGCGCTGTCGCTCAGCAGAAAGCTTGCGTAAACTTCGTCGTTCGCTGCAGGCGTCGCGCGGTCCCCTTCTATGCGAAGCGCCTGCACCGATGCGTTGTCAGTGGTATTAACAAACGTCCCACTAGGCGTAGTCGCCGCCGCCCCCTGACTAACGCTGACCGTCGCATCAAACGAATACCCGCTCGAAGCGCCCGCGAAGGCGAGCGCGTTGCTGGAGTGAGTTATAGTTACGTCGCCATTGACCCAGTTAATGACGCCGCCTGTAGCGAGGTGCAGATCACTCCAGCCGAGAGCGGCTGTTCCAAGTGCAGAGCCATCATTGGCGTTCGGGACGGCTGCGACATTAAAACGGGCGTTGCCGCCTCGAAGCGTAAGGTGGTCGGTGGCTACGTTATTGACCAGGGTGTTGAAGACTATCGCGCCATCTTCTGATCCGTTTACCGGATCAATTATGACGCTTGATATATAAGCGTAGTCAGCAGCGTTTCCAGCGTCGTCACGACCTCTGAAAACGAGACGGCCCATGATGTCATTATTTGCTGCGGACGCAGAAACTCGCTCAACAATAACGAGCGGTCCCGCGCTTGCAGTGTCATCTGAAAGACTGATGCTAACGCCCGCATCGAACGAATACCCGCTCGAAGCGCCCGCGAAGGCCAGCGCGTTGGTGGAGTGAGTGACAGTTACGTCGCCGTTGTTGAAGTTGATGACGCCGCCAGAGGCTAGGAATAAATCCGAGAATGCGTTTGCACCCTGCCCCAATGCAACCCCATCATTAGTTGATGGGAAAAACGTTGTGGAACCTATCTGAAGTCTTGACACTAATGTTCCGCTAGAAGCTGTATAAAATCTGATGCGACCTGCCTCAGATGACGCCGTTAGCGTCGTCCCAACCGCTTCAATTCGCGCAAACTCAAATTGCGTACCTGATGCGTTTGAGAGATACATCCCCGCATAAACTGTGTCGTTAGTTGATGGCGTCGCCCGATCCCCTTCTATGCGAAGCGCCTGCACCGATGCGTTGTCAGTGGTATTAACAAACGTCCCGCTAGCCGTAGTCGCCGCCGCGCCCTGGCTTACGTTAACTGTCCCAGTAAACGTACCGCCTGATATAGCAACGAAGTCAACGCCGGGCTCTAGATCGAGCAACGTCCGCATGGCGGCGTAGTCGGCAGCGCCTATAAGCGAGAAAGCATTAGCTGACGAAGTTATTTCTTGTGCATCGCCAGCCCCAGCAGAAGAACGGCCAAGGAGGCGGTATTGAGCAGATATGTCTTGTAGTTTTGCATATGTAACTGACCCGTCCGGAATTGTATAGGACGTATGTATACCTGTAGTAAGTTCTCCGTATGTAATTTTCTTGGAACGAATGTCGCCGGTCTCAGTTGCGTCTTGCACAAGAAACATATCGCCGCTGGCAATCGTGCCCGACGTTAGTGCTGCAAGATCACTGATCCTAAATCCGGCCATGGTTATTCTCTGTAGTTAGTAGGGGGCCGAAGCCCCCTACCGTTAGGACGCCATAATAATCCAGCTTGTGCCGTCACAGACAAGCATAGCCCAAGCGCCGGCTGACGCGGCAAGAATTGCCGTACCTGCCGTGTTGGAATTGATTGGCTTCACGTTCGAAGACGCAGAAACCACTGTTTGTGCAGCAATGGTCTTGATCCACACCACACGCCCCGAATTGGCCGAAGCCGTAGGGAAAGTGACAGTGATAGAACCAGCGCCGTTGCAGACAACAAAGTTTTCATACGCGCCAAGTGTGAAGCTTGCCGTCTTGGTGACGGGAGCCAAAGACACGACGGACCGCAGCGTAAGGGCGTCAGCCTTTCCGCTAATGATCGTGACGTTGTCTTGGGCAATCCCAGTATAAACACCCATGACTATCTCCTATGAAAGCAGGGGCCGAAGCCCCTGCTCCCTGTTAGTTGCAATCCACGACGACCGCGAACACTTCGATGACACAGTCAGTCGGAACCGCCGTGTTAAGCAGAAGGTCGATGGTGTCGGCAGTCGCGACGACTGAAGGGTTAGCAAGATCAGCCGCCTTCAGGCCCAATGAGTTCGACGCGACGTCGTTTGCGTACGCGTTAGCAGCGTACGGCGTGCCGCCGGTGAAACCGAGGTCAAAGGTCGCCGTGGTGTTGGTCGACTCAACCTCCTTAACCGTCAGACCCGCCGAAAGAACAACGGTGTTAGCCGGCAAAGAGATGATTTGAAGCGTGTCCGTAGCCGCAAGCGCCGTAGCGCCGGCAGCGGAACGAGCCGCAACAACCTTAGCAAAATCAACTTCAACACTGTACTTAGAGATGCCGGTTCCGTCCGGGTACGCAGCCGTGCCCTTATTGAAGCCGAGTGAGTCAGTATAAGCAGCCATTGTAGGTGCCTCCGTTAGAATTGAACGACGGCTTGGGCCAGAGCTTCAGGCTTCACAACCTTGTAGCCATAGACCTGCAGACCGCGAACGATGTTGCCGAACGTGGATTCGGAACGAATGGTTTCCATTTCCGTCATCTGCGACGCAAACGTGAAGCCCATCTTGTGGCCAGCGATGAGGCTGTACTTGCCAGATGAGACATACAAGTTGTGCGACACATAGAGCGTGAAACGATCAATCATGCCGAGACGACCGTTGCGAATGGGCGTCGTGCCGTCGCCGGTGAGCGACGCATCCTTCAGTTCCGACTTCTTAATCAGGCCAGCCATCTTGGCGGGAATGACGAGGAAGCGTCCCTGTTCCGGAGCATTGGCTTCGTCAAGCACCGTGCCCATATCGACAATGAGGTCGACAACAGGCGTCGTGCCGGCAGCGCCATCCTTAGTAACCGTGAGCGGAGCGCCCGTGGTGCCAAGGTTGAACGAAGCCGATTGCTCGCCAGCCGTAGCGCCCTTGTTGGCAGCCGCGATATCCGGAAGGATATCGGTCAGAACGCGTTGGTCGATCTTGATCTTCATACGCTCAGAAGCGTCCTTGGACCAAGTATCCATAAGATTCACGTCGGCTTGAATGCGGTCAACGTCGTCTTCAACGCAGGCAAAGTATTCGCCCTTGTCAATGACAAGCTGCAGCTTCGGCTTGTCCGGATGCTCGACCGTCAGGGTTTGGCCCTTGACGTAATCGCGGATCGTGATCTCCGGCGTGGTACGGATGTTGACCGTATCACCCATCGACTTGATTTCGCCTTCGTAATCAGTATTGCTGATCGCAGCCAAAACGGTTGCGTCATAGAAGTTTTCGATCAGCTTGCCTGACCAAATTTCGGGGATGAAATTACCAGAGTAATTCGGACGCCCCGGAACAACAGGGTACGACATTTATCTGCTCCTAGGTTTGAATGATTCGACCATCCCGCTGTGCAGCGAAGATGTCGGATTCGATTTTTGCCCGCTCCGCGTCGCGACCTTTAAACTTCCCGGCACGGATGTCGTTGTAAAACGTCTTGATGTCGGTTTGCGTATAGGTCTTGGCTTGGTTGGCTAGTGAAGGTGCGACCGTTCGCGGACGACCGGGAGCTACCTGCGCTTCCAACTCAGCCTTGCGGTTTGGAGCTTGCGGCTGGGGTTGGGATTGAACACGAACGTCTTGGCTTCCAGCTTGTTCCATCCAAGGGAGAAAGAATGCCGCCACTCGGCGTGCATCCAATGCTTGTTGCGCATCGTCCAGATATGTTTGTCGCGTGATTCCAGTCAGCGGATCAGTTTGCAGCAACCAGTTTTGAAATTCTGGATTGCTGTTGATAGTCTGCCAATTGGGCACGCGGTTTTGCAGCTCTGACCAAAATTGTTGTTCAGCCGATGCAGCTTGATTGCGCGCTACCTGCTCTACGCGAGGCACCACGTTAGCCTGCATTTGGCCAACAAACCCTTTCAGTTGGGCAATCTCATCATGCAAAGCAGCGATCTCTTCACGCGCCGCGCGCCGCATGACATCAATCGAATCTCCATATTCTTCAACATCTTTCTCAGTAATTAGAGAAGACACAGTTTGTTGGGCTGGTTGAGCCTTTGGCTGTGGTTGTTGAGCTGACATAGTAGACAGAAGATGTTCAAGCTGATCGACACGGGCTTGAAGCGCCTTATTGGTTTGCTGAAGACGCGGAACTTCCGCATTAAACATACCTTGCAGCGTACGATAACGCTGCATCAACGTCTCATCTTGGCCACCAGCAACCGGTTCGTTCGGCTGTTGGTTGTTATTCTGACTCTGGTCTTCGGCAGGAGGCGGAGTTTCGACAGGTTCGGCTACAGGTTCCGCGTTTTGCGCGGGCTCCTGATCGGTAGCCATCTGCCGATAAAGCTCTTGAATAGCCTCTGACTGCTTACGGACCTGTGCTGGAAGTGACATAAAAGCTCCTTATCGGTGTGCCACGACGGCTGCCCTTGGCTTGGCCGTCAACTCAGGGGCTTCTTTAGCTAGCTTGACAAGCTCGCTAAGAACAAGGCACCGCCCCTGTGCAAGCGCCGTGTTGGTGAGGGCGCTCGGCAAAGCCTCTAATTCAGCCTGCCGCCACTCCTCTAGCCACTTAAAAAGCAACGGGTAATGCTTAGTAGCATACGCAAGTTGCTCAATAACTTCGGGGGGTGGGCGTTTCATTATGCCGCCCCCGTCTGCATGTTGGATACTATATTGCCAGCCTGCCCACCACGCGGGCTGCCGTCAGGAAACGTCGATACAGGCGCTGGCTGGTTAGTCTGTCCAGGCATCTCCACCCCAGGCGCTGGCGCTGGCGGAGCAAGAGCCGCCATTTTAGCTTCCATGCGCGCGGAGAACGCGGCCTTTTCGCGAGATGGAATGATCTCATCCACAGGCATCTGAAGGCCTTTGGCAACTTCGCGCAGAATCGCAGAACGCCCGTCCTTACCGACGATCTCGGCGTCAATCGGATTAGCCGTGGCCTGAAGGAACTCAATGCGGCGTACGTTGACCGTCTCCTTGACAGCCAAGTTAACCGTTCCTCGCGGAACAACGACGACATCGCCCTTAATGGACTGATCTTCGTCGTAGCGCATGTTGTACACGAACTGGCGCTGAACGATTACTTTGATGACAGAGTTGTCAATGTGCGAAATAACTTGTCGAATGCCTTTGCCGGCTGCGCCCATAAGCATGGACAAGCCAGATGAGGTGCGACCCGCTCCTGTAACACTAATATCCCCGCTGACATAGGCAGGAATACCAGAGTGTTCATCAGCCAAGCGAGAAAACTTCTCATAAACCGCCATCAATACGCCGGAACGGTCGTCTGGCTGGAAGAACTGGAGCGGAGCCGCCGACGAACCCAGTGGATCGTTCACCGTTTGCCAGATTTTCCACGGGAATAACTGCGTTACGTCCTCATTAGGCGCAAGACGGTCGACATTTACTCCTACTTGGGGTCCAGAAGCTAGTCCCATGTTGTTCACAAGCGCTCTAGCACTCGCATTACACACATTTTGGACGTCTTCGATCATTTCTGGGATGCCTTGACCCCAAAAACCACCAGGAATTTTGAAAAAACTGGCCTTGGCATAGGGTTTTTCACCCAATGGGTCTTGGTTAAGGACAGCTTTTATCACAAAATTGCCAATAATCCACACATTTGCAGCGTATTCACGAGAATTATCGGGAACTTGTTCCTCTGACAAGCCCCATTCGCGCAACATTTTACCCGAAATATTGCCCCAGAACTCCAGCGCGTCGTAGATCGCGGTCGGAGAATTCCAAGAATAGTATTTCCGCTCCAACTCGTTCTTGGTCAGCTCAACATCGTCGAAGAACCAGGAGTTTCTTGTTGGGCTATCAAGCAAAGCACGGATCGCTTCGTCATCATAACCCGGCACACCGATCAAAGCGGCAAGTTCTGACCGCGAAAGCGGGTGATGTTGGAATAAATATCCCTCATTGATATCAGTAATGCCCGGTTCGGGGTAAATTCTAAACGGATCGACGCGCTCATACTCAGGCGCAAGCCGCTCTTTAGGCTTAACTTCCAGCCCAAATTCACCTTGCTCCCAGTCAAGCGATACTTGGCGGCGCACAACCGGGCCTTTGATAAAGGCAGCCGGGTAGGTAACTAGATCGGTGACGAAGTCATCAAACGCTTCGTACCAACCGCCCTCGGCGAACTGATCCTTGATCTTATCGGCCATACGATCAGCGCGATTCTGCGCGACCTGCAGTAATCTAAATCGATACTCTTGCAACGCAATCTCTTCCAACTCGCGCGTATCTTCTGGAGTTGGCGCTTGACCCGTACTTCTAAGGAAATCCAGCAGGCGCTGAACTACTAAATTTTTCAGCTCCATGTCATATTGCGGGTCGATAGCTGGAATAGGCGTGGGCTGTAAGTCCCACGGAGGAGCGCCAGCATCCAGAAGAATATCTCGAATCCATGCTTCGGCGGATCGGCACTTGACCTCAGTCAAGCGCATGAAAATCTCGGAGCCGCCTTGCTGGCGAATCTGCGCAAGCTTCTCCGGTTCGTAGATGCCATCGCGTTGCCGCTTGGCCTTCAGCATATTCTTTTCGATTGGGTCTTTAGCCTGCTTGGCCACATCCCAGCACATGCGCAGGTACTGCGCCATTCCGAGAATAACCGGCTGGTTCTGGCGAGCTTCCATCTCCGCACGCGCGCGGCGTTCCTCCTCCTGCCGGATTTGGTCGTTGCTCACTACGCGGAGGATCGTCAGACCTGCCATTTATTATTCCTCGGCTTGCGGTTGCGCCTGTGTGAGTTCGAGATTCATTGACAGCGGATTGCTGATCGGATAAGCCGAGCCAGCCGGCAGACCGTCGATGCGCGTCACGCTTGCGATCTGCGCGGGATCTGCGCGCAGGCCTTGGCTGTAAATGAAAGGCTGGCCTTGGCTAGCCAGCTCGCGGTTCGCAACCATGCGACACGCTTCCATGTCGGTCAGGCTCGCGTCAGGGGCGTTGCCCACGGTGCTGATGAGCAGCCAGAATTGGTCATTTAGCAGGACTTCGGCCTGCGTCTGGTTGCCATCCTCATCATACGCAGCGGGCGTGACGACAAGGCGGAGGCCGGGGAACACCACAGACTGATTCCACGCCGCGCCGTTCTCGCCTTCGGTGACGTAGGGCGTGCCGGAAAGCGCGATGAGGCCGTCGGATTCGGAGGGGAAGGAGAATAACAGGTCAATCGTCGCCATCAGCTAGCCGTCAAACTTTGGAGTTGGGCGTCCGTCTTGGCAGACGCGAAGATGGCTGCTCTTTTTAGGTAGCCATGCAACCAGCCCACCGACCCCGGCCAAAAACCAAACGTGATGATATTCGGCGTCGCGGACGCGGTCCCTGAAACATCGGTGGTTCCCAGAGAACCGTTTTTAGCGAAGTTAAAATTATTTTGCTGCACTCGGTACGCGGTTTTTACAGTCGTGTTGACCGCCACTGTCCCGCTGACTCCCGGCGATGCTTGCGTGACGCCGCCCGCCTGCGATAGGCCGCCTAGTCCGCCTGACAAATTGTAAATCCCGTTACGCTCCGCAGTTGTCCCGCTCGTGCCCAACGCGAACGCGGCACGACTGCTAGCGATGACGCTGCTATCTGCATCGGCAAAATCGAACTCCGCGAACAGCGTCAGCGGATAGTCCAGCCCAGTGACCCCCGTAATCGTCAGGCTGTCGGCTGCGCGCGTGGCGGAGGCGGTCGTGGTCGGGATGTAGGAGGACGGGAAGGAGGCGGCCTCAAGCTGGGCGCCCCAGAGATAGAGGCCGGATGTGCCGTCGCCTGAATAGCTGTTCGTGCTTGTGCTGGTAGCCATAAACACCTGCACCGTCATAGCGGTCGCGCCGACTGCGGTCGTCATCGTGATGCCGAAGCGATACCAGCCATCCGCCAGCGCCTCTACATGCCGCGCCGACGTGCCGCTGGTGCTGCCGACAGACCCATTACTCAGGTTAAAATACGCAAAGCCCGTGTTAGTGCCGTCGGTCATCTGCAGCGTGCAAATCGACCGCTCTGCCGCTTTGACATAAATCGTGTAGGTGTACGCAGTGGATGCGCTGACGGTGATGCCGGACTGCTGAAGCCGGTGTGTGTTGCTGGCGGTCGTATCCTCCACCAGCTTGTCGGCGGTCGTCGTCCCGTCCGGCGCGACCACCGCATCGGCTACTGAGCCTGACCCAAATGCCAAGCAGCGCGTAACGGTCCAAGTCGTCCCGAACGTCTGACTCTGCAAGATCAGATTAGTCCTCGCCCCCTCAATCAGCACGCCCTTGTCCGTGCGCCGCAATTCTCCACTTGCAAACGCCACAAGCTCGCCAGCGCTGTTTTGCGCATAGCCAGTGGAAGCGCGGCTAAAAGTCCAGTTGGGGGTGTTCGCCAGCCGCCCGACACGTTTAGAATCCCACCATGCTAGGTCTTCTACGAAGTCCCAGGCGTGCAACGCATCACTGGCCCACGCCGGTCTTGCGCCGCCGCTTAATCGCCGTCTGCGGAGGTAGGAGGTGATAAAACTAGTCACTGTTGCTTGGACCGCGCAGAAGAACAATGACGTCTACGTTATCTGCAGAGCCGCTGGTCACTGCCGGACGGATATAAGCCGCAGTTGTGGTAAACTCAAAATACGCAGCAGCAGTAGCGCTGATGTTATTGCCCAACGTATCCTTCATAGTAAACCAAGTGGAGCCATCGTTGGAACATTGAAGCACTGCCGTGGAGCCGCCAGCAAACGTACCGGCAAACTGAACAGAACCAGCAACTCCGCTCTGACCTATTACAATAAATGAATCAGCTGTGTCGGAAGTTGTGGTGATGCCGGTCCAGATAAGTCTGGGAACACCGGCTACACTAGTGCTGAAAAGAGCGGGAATAGCGGCCATTACTTACTTCCTTTTGTTCAGAGGAATGCGGCCCTTGACCTCTCCGCTAACGGCAGCGGCGGCAACTCCAGCAATGATAGGTCGTCTGCGGGCCAGTTCTTCAGCGGCGCGAGCAACACCCTCGCCTAGACGTTCGCGCCTATGTTCACCCCTATAAGTCGGAAGCTCGCCCTGCTCACCCATCTCGCCATAGCTATAGCGGTTCGGAAGCGGCGAAGACGAAGAACTAAGCCGGTCCGTAGGTTCTGGCGTGAACGTAACGCCGGGGGCGGCTTGCTTGCCTCTAGACGGGGGTTTAGGCATTACACCCCCCCTTTGCCACGGCGGTCGGTCTTGCCAGGGCGTGGGTAGTTGGTCATCAGCTTCGGTCGGCTCGGGCGGCGCGCACCCGCACTAACTGCCTGATTTACAATCTGCTCGATCTCGCGTTGTCGCTCGCTTGCACCAGAAGCAGCCGCACCAGCGACTGCGCCGACTCTGCGCCCAGGTTGGCTTTGCGGGCGCTTGGTCGTTCCAGCGGGTGGGTTCGGCATTGAACGCTTAGGCATATCTCGCTCCTACGGTTATTTGCACCGCGAAGCACATACCATAGTTCACGTCAAGTAAACAAGAAGATAAAGCCGCTGGGATTGCCAGCGGCTTCAAGGTAGAGAGGATAAAAATGAACAGCCGGGATTATGTATCATGTCCATCCGCCGGACGCAACTCGTTTTACAGGCCTTGCCTGATGTCTATTAGCGCCTGTCTCAATACTGTTGATATGCAAAGCTAAGTACTGAAGCGCTTCGGCCACGTGCGAATGCATACCGGCGTTGCCGGTCTTGTCGATGCCGCCGTTCTTTGGGTGATAGCGATAGCCGCCCATCATCGCCGCCTTTAACCGTGTGCATCTGGGATCGACAAGAAATGCCGGGTCTCCATCAACTTGACGCATGAGGAAATCATCTACGGCATTGAGACGCGCCGAGATGCTGTTTGTTCTAGCTGGTATAACTTTAAAACCTTCGGCTTTGACAATGTCCACGGCGCTGCGCTCGTCCGTCTGCGCTCGTTGAATACCAGCCGGGTCGGTCACTATCTGTACAGGCATGCCAGGGAAGCGTTCTGCCAACAGAGGTTTGAGGACCGTCCGTGTAAAGCGTTGAATGCCCATGTCGAAGCTGACGGCTTCGGCAAATATAAGCATTCGTCCTCTAGGGTCTTGTTGTCCTATGATCGCCGCCGGTGTGAGGCCCAAGTCCATACCAACGACCAATGGCCTAATGCCATTAATGATAGGCTTGAGCGGCATCTTCGCCATATGGTACTCAGGGCGGAAGTACTTGTAGACAGGCGTGCCAGCAAGGCTGAGACCATATTCGCCATCTATATATACCCTTATGTACTCATCGCTACGCCCGCGCGTTTCGTAATACCCTTCGGGCAGATTCTCTACGTTTTCAGCGTGTATGCTTCGGCCAGAGGGCTGTTTGAACACATTCCAGCCATTGTCGTTAGGACTGACGCCATCCTTGGGGTCAAGTCCCTCCATCTGATAGTACCACCAAGTATCCATGGTCGGCGGGTTAGTATCTCCCCACATGCCAACCCAAGTTGGTCCGCCATCTTTTGCCGAAGGAAATCGCCCGATCCGTTTGGACATAGCGTCGACAATCTCAGGCGCGATATCGCGGCACTCGTTGAACCACGCTCCGGTTAATTCCAGTGAGTTAAGGTTGGCTACGTCCGCTGCATCGTCCAATGCACGGAACATAATCTCGGCGCGCACGTCGCCCATTTCCAGATAATATGTTTTCGTAGTGCGCATAAAGCGCCCGCAGACGCCTTCAGGAAACCAGTCTAGAAACGTCTTGATTGTCGTGTCAACCAACTGCCGCACAGTCTGGCGAACCACCGCCCACCGAGATCGCCGTAGCCCGCTCTTGTCTGGCTCCTGCATAGCCGCACGGCGTACGATCTCGAATGAACAGGTTACGCTCTTGCCGCTTCCTACTGGTCCCATAAGTACGCGCATAGGCGCGTTAGACAGCATGAACTTCTTCCCCGTAGCCGGGGGTGTGTAGTCAATTATCAGACTCATGGTCGATCAGTTTCATAGGCACGGAGCCTGCTTCGCCAAGATTGATCGTGATAGAAACGCCGCCAGTAGGCCCAGTATTGTCGTCGCCCTTTGGCTCCAGGCCAGCCCACTTTACTGTAGACTTTATAAGATCAGCCTTAACAGCGGGCGAGACATCAATAGAATGAATAAGAGACCAGGAAGTAGCCAGTAGTTCTTCGGCTTGAGCGCGTGCCTTTAGTTTAAACGTAAGGCCTTTGTTCTTGATCTCGTCTCGGTAGGACGACACTTTATTTTGGAATACTGGGTCTTTGGAGTATTCCAAGAAGTCTTGCTGAGATGCGTTGTGCGCTTTGAGAACTTCGGCGATGGGTTCGCCACTGCCTTCCAACATGAGAGCCACGTCAAAAGCCAGGCGGTCGTTCCACTTTGTCAGCTTGCTAATTCCGCGCATTGTATACGTATAGGTTTGGTTTGCCGCCGTGTCAAATTTTTAGGTGCGGATTATTAATTTTTGTTAACTTTGGTTTTTTGGGGCTGTGTTATGTGGGGTTTAGATATCACGGGGGGCGGTGTCGGCTTCGTGGTCATGTGGGGGGGAGGCCCCCCCAGGCCCAGGCTTATGTAGCGTACACTACGCTACATTCGTACTGTATTCTACATTACATAAATGCGGAATTGCGTATCTAAAGATATGGCGATTTATCTTTTGGACGCTTTACATTCCCGTCAATGTCGCTATGTTGTGTGTGTCGCTGACGGGCGATACGGGAAACCGTTGTTCCTTCACAAACCGGGACGCCGAGGTCTGAATAGAGATTGGAGAATCTCATGCAAAAGCAACGCTTTGTTTCGGCGCGTGCCGCTACCCCCGCCCAAGCCCAACCGGCTGGCGATCCTAAGCGTCACCCGCAAGGGGCCATGCTAAAGGTTGCGCTAAAGTGGACTTTCAGCAAAAATCGCGAAGCATGGTTCGCCAGCATCCCGCTGGCGCAACTTGGTCCCAAGGCGCAAGCCGCTTACCGGACTTGGTGGGAGGCGCAGCAAGAAGTTGATCGGGTTCATAAGCAAGCTTTCTATGACTTGCTTGAAGCAGGTCTTGGCGCTCGAATGAATGCCACCCTTAGAAGCCCGGATAATCCCAAGTGTGAGATTGGTATCACGCTGGCCACAGGCTCAGCGGAACGCCAGCAAGCACAAGCCGCGAAGCTGGAAACAATCGGCGAGTAACAAACTTAGAGGGGGCGAAGGCCCCCTCACTTTTTCGGAGTGTTTCATGGACTTCTCTACTCAATATATCGTCTCGCTTGGCGACATCGTGTTCGGCGCTTTCATGCTCCTTATCGTGTTCGGTATAGCGTGGTGGGGCATAACGTCATCCATCCAAGAAGCGATTAGCTTTTTTGAAGAATGGAGAGATGATCGCCGCGTCGCGAAAGAGCGGGATAATTGTCCAATGTAAAGGTACTAGGCGGGGTTTCGGCCCCGCCTTTTTATTTGCGCAGCACCGCGCGCGTCAAGCGTATGGTCCAAGCTGCGCGCGTTTCTAGGGTAGAGTAAAAACCATTGGTCGGGGGGTCCAGGCTTATCGTGCGCGCTAATGCTAGGCCCTTAATGGTCATAGCTTGACACACTATTGCTTGACACCTTGACACAATGCTGCTTGACATTTATCGACTCGCGATGCGGACCTAATTGCTTGACATCTTGACACAATGCTGCTTGACAGCTTGACATCTTGACACGAAAATTGTGGCAAAGCTGCCTTATTTCTAGCGATCTTGCCTTATTTCTGCCATAATATAGCGTGTCAACCACGAAATAACTAGTCAAAAATCGTGTCAACTAGTCAAAAAAACGCCAAATCGTGTCAACTATCTACTTTTCTCCTTGACACGAAAAGCGGGTTTTAACTAGCATTCCTTTACACGGACCAGTGTCAAGCAAAAGTCCAGAAGCCTTGAAAATACTGGGAATTTTATTATATTATATTGAGTGTCTAGTACTAGTACTAGATAAAATAGGCCCAAAATCCAAAAATAACTCATATACCCTTTTAAGCAAAAAATTTTTTCTCCTAAGACTAGAATCCGCTTCTCCAAAAACGCGAACTACAGCCCCCCAAAGCCTAATAGTTAACGCCCAAACCGAAAAACTCCCAAACGCTTTTCACAAAAAAATCCCTAACTAACTAGCGTTTTTATATAGTCCCAATAAAATCAATGGCTTATCCTTGACATCTTGACACGCCTCACTAGTCAAACTATCTACTTTTGCTTGACACAAAATCGAACCGTGTCAAGTTTCTTAGCCCTATACCACAAAAAAGGTTAACAAGACCCCCCACAAGCTCCTTTACACCCGCGCTTTACACTCCCCCTCCTTTACACCCGCGCTTTACACTTTCCCTCCTTTACACCCTCCCCTGGAGCCATTACGCGTACGCATTACGCCTACGTATCTCCAAGAACCAGCTCCGCTGGTTCTTGACTTTCGACCGGAGCCGTGTCAAGCTGGATGGGTCGTCGGGCTTCGGCCCTTCGACACCGGCCCCTCGCTTCGGCGACGACTCGCTGGTTTTCTCAACCCTTGGATAAGGGCCTAGCATGAAACTCGTTCTGGTTCCCCCTAAAGCCGGTCCCGGCTACACACCACAGGATGCGATCTACGATTGGTCGGTAGGAACCGCTTTCAGCGGCCTTCACACTGACGATCAATATGACATCACCGATGTCTATCGGTTGTATAAGGAAGGCTACACCAAGCTTGTGTTCCTTTGTGGTGGCGCTTCGGCGACCATCGATCTTGTAAACAAGCAAAATACGTTCAACCGAAGGGCTCCTGCCTATTCGTTTGTTCGGGAAGCCCCTGGCTTTAGCCGCTCTCTGTATGCCACAGAGGACGTCATTAAAGCCGTTATGGCCCCCCGTGGTCAGCGGCGCGAGCCGCTCTATAAAGAGGAGAAGTAATATGACTGTAAACGTACCGCTTCCTTCGTTTGATATGATTATTGCGTTTATCACTGGAATGTTTATCGGCGGAGTTATTTTCGTCGTGGCGTTCCGTGCATGGTGGACACAAATATGGAGGTAGAAACCCAATGATACCTGAGTACGCCACGTTGGCCGGGCTTGCTTACCTGATACTAAGCATCGTTGTAGCCCTCATACTTCTGGTGCGATCATGGTGGAAGCGCTCCTGATATACTCCGATTGGACGTGGTCACTAAGCCACACAGAATGGGAGTTATATGCAATATTACTATCCCTGATCGGCCTGTTCTTTACGGCTGTAGGGCAAACCATAATTGGCGTTGCTTTGGAAAAAACGCGCAAAAGAAAGGATGGACAATCCAATGAGAGCTAAACAATTATTTGAGATCATCCCTAACATGGTCGCTAGTCGCGTGCCATTCATGCTTATGGGTCCGCCGGGATGCGGCAAGACATCCGTATTGAAGCAATCCATATCCGCTATGAAGTATGACACCGTGCTGCTGCACGGCGGCTCTATGCTTGTGGAAGACATGGGCATTCCTGCCATTGTCGACGGCGCTATTCGTCATAGCGTGCCGTATTGGTGGCCTACTGACCCTGAGTCCAAGGGTGTGATTATCTTCGACGACTTTGGTCAAGCCAACACAGACATTCAAAAACTATCCGCACACCTCATGCTGGAGCGAGAGTTACATGGCCATGCGCTTCCTAAAGATTGGTCGCTTTGTTTTACTAGTAATCGTGTCGTCGATAGGGCCGGGGCTAATCGTGTACTGGGTCACGTCGCTAATCGTATGGTCATGGTTGACTATGACTTTTCGGTTGATGATTGGAGCCTTTGGGCGCTTCGAAGCGGTGTAGATCCTGTCGTCGTTGCGTTCTGTCGCTTTCAACCTAACTACTTACAAGCCTATGATCCCAAGAATGATGTAAATCCAACGGCTCGTTCGTGGGGTATGGTCGATACGCTTATCAAGAGCGGTATCACTGACGATGCCTATTTCGAAACTTTCAAAGGCACTATTGGTGAGAAAGCGGCGATACTGTTCACCGACTTCATCAAGACGTATAAAAAGCGGCCAAGCATCGACGCTATTCTACTTAACCCAGATACCATGGACGTTCCGGATGAGCCTGCGCTGCGCTATGCTGTGACAACGGCTCTGGCGCACCGTGCGACTAAGACTAACATGGACCGTGTGTATCGCTACGCTAAGCGTCTTCCTTTGGAATTCACTACGCTTCTGATGACCCTCGCAATCAAGCGAGACGATTCATTGTGTGAGACGCAAGCTTTTATCGAGTTCGCAACTGAGAACCAAGGAGTTCTTTCCTAATGGGTATTACTGGTATTTTCACGATCACAGTTTTGATCGCACTACAAACTGCAGCCTTTGCGCTCTGCGCTCTGCTTATGTTTCTTAGCGGGTTCGCTGCTAAAAACTACAAACAATACGAACCAAGCATGATCCTTGACCTGTTTAAACTTACGATGCTGTCGTTCGTATCTTTTGCGTTTCTTGTCATTGCTGGCGATGCCGTGCTATCAAGATAAGAACAAGCGCATTCAATAAACCTTTGGAGTAAGGAGAGTAGCTATGACTACAACTAAATTATCTGATCGCGCGCTGCTAGTACAGCTCAATATTTCACAATGGGTAGGACGCAAGTTCGACCGCAGTGTGAGCGAGAAGGTCGCTATTGACTATCGCACTGACGTTAGTGTCGGACGTTACAACAAGGCATTGTTGCCTGCTACCGATGCGCTTAAGCGCATTCAGGCCAAGACTACGTCCATTCGTGCTGACTTCTATAAGAACACTTCGCCGTGGGGCATTGAAGGAACCAACATTCTCTCTACTAAGAACTATCTTGGATTCATGGCGCAGTTTCGCAAGCATTCTTCGGAATGGTGGCAACTTGTTGACTCGTTCGTATCTGCATATCCGCAGCTTGTGAGCCAAGCGCAAGCGTCGCTTGGTCCGATGTTCAACGTCAGTGACTACCCACCCGCTGAGGCTATTCGGGATAAGTTTTATATCGACTTGGCGGTTTTCCCGGTCCCGGCTACTGACTTCCGTGTGCAGCTTGGCGACGACATTGTCGCTGGCATTCGTCAAGACATCGAAGAGCGAGTGCAACACGCGTCTCGCATCGCAATGCAAGACCTCTGGAGCAAGCTGCACGACAAGGTGCAGAAAGTACAGGAGAAGCTTGTCGATCCGGCGGCTATTTTCCGTGACTCGCTTATCGAGAATGTACAAGAGCAATGCGATTTGCTTAAGCGTATGAACTTCAATGACGACCCTGATCTCGAAGCGATGCGCGTTCGTGTCGAGCAAGCCATTGCGGCTTGTCACCCTGATAACCTGCGGCTTGATCCCGACTATCGGCAAGAGGTTGCGGATGAAGCGGCTAAGATCATGGCTGAAATGCAGGGGTATTTCTAATGACGGATTTTGACAAACGATTGCGGCGTGTGAGCGCTGTCAAGACTAAGCTCATATTAGATCACTCGTTTATTGGCGTGCTGGGTCTCGATATGGACTTCGTTATCGATGAGACAATCGATCCGCCTACAGCGCAGACGGATGGGTTCAAAGTTGCCTACCACCCTAGTTTTGTCGATGAGCTTGACGATGATGAGCTGTTATTTCTCACGGCGCACGAGGTAATGCACGTTGCGTTTCTGCACATATTGCGGCGCAATGGTCGTGACCCGTGGCTGTGGAACGTAGCGTGCGACTATGTGATTAACCAGCACTTGGTAAACGACAAAGTCGGCAAGTTCATAGCTGGTGGAATGCTCGACGCTAACTTGTTTAGCCAAGGTCAGGGCATGGCCGATAAGATTTATGATCTGCTATGCCAGCGAGGGGACCAAGCAAGCGCGCCGGGTTCAGGCAATGGACAAGGCTCGCTTGATAACATGCAAGATGCGCCCGGTACGGCTAACGATCAGGCCAAGCAAGCCGAGATCGAAGCGCGGATTAAGGAGAAGATCGCTAATGCAGCTGCGGCGGCGCGTGGTGCAGGGCAGCTAAGCCAAGGCGTGGCAAGGCTAGTCGAGCAAGCGCTCGATCCCGTGGTTGACTGGCGTGAGGTGCTGGCTCGGTTTGTTGTGAGAGCTAAGGGCATGACTAACCGGACATACGCTCGGCCCAATCGTCGCTTTGCTGGCTCATCGCTCATCATGCCGTCATCATATGGCGAGGTTATGGGTGAGATGGTCTACGCTGTGGACTGCTCTGGCTCTATCGATGACAAGGTTCTAGCTGTTTTCCAAGCGGAGGCGCAGTCGCTACAAGAGGAGATGAAGCCAACCAAAATTCATGTGATCTATTTTGACCACGCTGTCTGTGGATACGAGACATTTGGCACTGACCAGCCTGTTGTGCTGGAACCTAAAGGCGGTGGCGGTACTGCGTTTTCACCTGTCTTTGCAGAGATAACCAAGCGGGAAATCGACCCGGCTTGTTGCGTTGTCATCACTGATCTTGATTGCGCAGACTTTGGCCAACAGCCTGACTATCCCGTATTGTGGGTTAGCAACCTGTGCACAAACGCCCCGTGGGGCGAAGTCGTTAAGATGTAAGTTTAATCGGAGGATTACACATGGCTCGCGTTGCAATTACTCAAACGCTTATTACTCGTATCGTTAACACTATCAAAATGCTGTATCAGCAAGACCTAGACAAGGCCTGCAAACAAACGCCTGAATTGTGGAGCGGTGCTATCTACGATGTGCTCGTTCCGCCTAGAGCGCGCGCGATTATGGATCAGCTTCCAGATAATTACTTCTGCCGTTTAGAAGGTGCGAAGGTATCATTTCCGGGTAGCTATGTTATAAACGTTAATTTCGCTGGCAATAAGTTTCCGTTCAGGCTTAATAATGTGCCAATGTATAACATCTCCCAATATTCGACTCTACATCTAGGCCGCGAAGACTTTGATGCTTTGCCTGATGGTATCAAGACTATTATCAAAGATAGAGATAACGCTATTCTTGTAGCGACTAATAAGATGAACGACGCTGCCAATGCAGCTAGTCTTTTGCTCAAGCAACACAAGTCATTGGCTACTGCACTTAAAGAATGGCCGTCTCTCTGGAATATCCTGCCTGATGATATCAAAGAACAGCACAAGCGTATTGTTGAGCGCGCTCCTTCAAGATTACCGGAGAAGACCGAAGTTGATATGTCTTCTGTTACGGCCAAGCTCATTGCCAATAGGATTAAAGGCGGCAACCAATGAGCGTTCTAGTTTGGGATGGTGTAACGCTGGCTACTGATCTCGCCAGTAATGATGGCCGCACGCTCACTCCAGTGAATAAGATATGGAAGAAGGACAACGCCATTTACGCTGGCATCGGCCCGCTTAGCTTAGTTGCCGGCTTGCGTAGATGGTACGAAAACGGAGCTGACTATTCCAAGTTTCCACAAGGATACGCGCAGGGGCAATTTATTGTTGTGCGCAAAAGTACCGGACTGACTAGGTACTCTCTTGCGGACGGGCCTGTAGAACACGGCTTTAATGCAATCGCATTAGGCACCGGAAGGGACTTTGCCTATGGCGCTTTGGCTGTCGGGGCTGATGCGCGCGCCGCAGTTGAGGCCGCTAATAAGTACTGCACTACATGCGGTCTAGGTGTGCAGTCGATGTCTATAACGGAGCTAGAAGATGACTGATAAGTATGCGTTGGATTTACTGGCGGCTATGAATGCCGCTGATAACTGCCTCATATCCATGATAGAGACTGCTAATGAATACATAGAAGACAATGGCCATAATGCAGAACTGGCTGATACTTACTCTTCTATAAGAGCAGCGGCGGAGCAGGCGCAAATCGTATTGTTCACTGCACGCGATGACGTGCGAGCAATCATAAACAAACTCGGCTACAAAATAGTCGGTTCGTGCGGAGTAGATCACTAGGAGGTTGTTATGGCGCGTATACGTAGGCCAAGCTACGTAGTGCTAGGAAGATACAATGGTCATGTACTCATCACGCAAGTGGTCGCAGCTAGCGTGAGCGAGGCTATAATCCTGGCAAAGGAAGATTGGACGGGGCTTGACCCTAGCCAAGTTGTTATTCAGTATGTAGGCCAAGGTAGGCTCGGAGCTAATGAGCTTAACTTATTCGATGTCTCGGAGGAGAACGATGAACATATTCGCAACGACGATCTGTCCGATAGCGTCAGCACAAGCGCTTGACGACAAGCGCGTAGTCAAGATGATCCTTGAGACTGCGCAGCTTCTATGTACTACAGTCGACCATTTCAACTACACATTCAGCGGCATCTACAAGCCGACGCATAAGAACCATCCCTGCACCGTATGGGCTAGGACCAGCCCACACAATTACATATGGCTTGCCGTGCATGGCGTTGCGCTGTGCGATGAGTACAGCTTCCGCTATGGCAAACAGCACAAGTCCAGGGATGTGATTGAAGTATGCACCGAAATGGGATGGGAACTTGAACCGCACTTCCCGCTCGCTGCGCAAACTGAATTCGCCAACTGCACGCCTTACAAATCGATGGATGACGTGTGCGCGGCATATAGATTTTATATGCTCGATAAGTGGATCGAGACTGATATACGCTATCCGACATGGACTAGAAGGGGGCCACCTAAATGGGCAGCACCATGAGCTATTGGGTATGGACTAAAGCCAATTATGAGTGGCCTTTCTCTAAAGCACCGCTAAGCATTATGTATGACCAAAACATAATCGATATTGCTAAGCGCGCCGGCATGTGGTTCGTACAAGATAACCCTGATGCGATCAAGCATAGGTTCTTCTGTCATATCGATGTGAAGATTGTATCACTGCAGAATCCTGATCGCGTCAGGTACTTTGCTATTATCGACGGTGAAATAAAGGAACTACACGATGAAAAAACAATCGATTAAAGCTGGGTCAAGCGCCAAGCTCGCGCTTCCACGAAGCCCTACAGTGTGGGTACAGAGCGTACGCGGGACCAAAGCAACCATCTGGTATATCGACGGCAATGGAGTGCTGCAAACAGTTAGTGTCCCAATGACATTGCTAAAGGTGGCCAATGTCCGCCGAACTAAAAAATAAATACCGCCGTGTGGCCAGGAAACTGGACGACGCCTGTACTATAGCGGATGCTATCGAGTCCATCATTGATGGAGAAGATGAGGAACTATCTGAGTGGATAGAGCAGACGTTCTATCTATTAGATAAGTACGCAAGACTAAGAGATAACACTAGGGGAGTGACATGACCGACGACGAGGCCAAAGTCGCAGGCTGAGTTGGCTGATGGAATTTTGACGCTGCCTGAGTGGTTGGCGAAAGAGAAAGGGTTCATCTGATGCTCGACGACCTTAGCGCGCAACCTGGACCTGTTCAGGAAAAATACCGCGCGATGATGAATGAGCTGGCGTCAGCGTTAGACGAGTTGCTGAACGGCGTGGGCGGGGCGGCGGCGCAGTCGCCTGGCAAACAGGTCGGGTTCTTCCTTGCTGTTTACGACATGCAGCACGATGGGCCGGCTCCCGGCCGATTTAACTACATCAGCAATTCAGACAAGACGGATGTCCGCGCAATGTTGCGCGAGATAGAGGCGCGCATTTCCGCGCGCCTACAACATGGAGGAACAGCATGAGCAACAACGAAATCCACCCGGCTCCGCAAGAGTTCACTGCCGACGAAATTGCGCAGGACGCTATTTTGCGGTTCTTTCACTACGCGCATCTCCCGCCAGGCCTACAGGCGCGCTCCAAGCCGTTCTGCGATCTTGCGCGATACATTATCGACACCACGCCTCGCAATGCCGAGCGAACGGTGGCGTTGCGCAAGCTTTTAGAGGCGAAGGATGCTGGGGTGCGCGCGGCGCTTCCATGAAGCCTATTACAAAACTAAAGGGGAGTAAGCGATGAAGTACAAACCCACCTATCTGGAAGTGTTTTTGTTCGCGCTCATAGTATCAGTATATCTCTGGTTTCTAATCATAGAATTGGTGAGCTTCCTATGGAAGTAGTAACTATAGACTTTGAGACATATTATTCGAAGGAGTACAGCCTTCGCGGGCTGACCACAGAAGAGTACATACGTGACCCACGTTTCGAGGTCATCGGTGTATGCATCAAGGTCGATGATAATCCCATCGATTGGTATTCTGGTTCGGACCCTGGCGGGTTTTTGAACAGCATGTCCTATAAGGACAAGGCTATTCTCTGCCATAATACAGCATTCGATGGCGCTATTCTGTCTTGGAAGTACGGTATCAAGCCTAAGCTTTGGCTGGATACTATGTCGATGGCGCGGCCTTATCATGCCAGAACATGCGGCGTGTCGCTCGCTGCGCTCGCTAAAGAATACGGCCTGCCAGAGAAGGGCACAGAGATTATCGCTGGATTAGATAAGCGTCGGACTGACTTCTCACCCGAAGAACTAGCACGATACTCGGACTATTGTGCGAGAGATACTGAGATCACGTACAAACTATTCAAGAAGCTTGCTAGAAAAACAACGGCGGCGGAGATCAAGGTCATTGACCAAACTATCCGTATGTTTACAGAGCCGGCCTTTGATCTGGATAAAGACGTGCTATCCACGCACCTACAACAGGTGCAGGACAAGAAACAAAAGCTGCTTAACGCACTGACCGGAGGCAAGGTCAGCGACGAGGAGCTTACCAAACAGCTTATGTCAAACGAGTTGTTTGGTAGCTTGTTGACTAAGCTTGGAGTCGACCCCCCTCGAAAGATATCCAAGACAACTGGAAAAGAAACTTGGGCTTTCTCCAAGACAGATAAAGAATTCCTTGCGCTGCAAGAGCATCCTCATAAAGGGGTTCAAGCTCTTGTCTCCGCTAGACTTGGCGTTAAATCAACACTAGAAGAAACCCGTACACAGAAGTTCATAGCGGTAGCAGAGCGGGGCCGCTTACCTATTCTGCTTAACTACTGGGGCGCACATACAGGCCGCTTCTCAGGCGGCGATGGTATGAACCTACAGAATCTACCAAGGGGCGGTGCACTAAGGCGTGCACTGCGGGCTCCCCCCGGAAAGCTTGTGGCTACGTGCGATAGCGCGCAGATCGAGGCGAGGTTGGTGGCTTGGGTCTCGGGTCAGGACGACCTAGTCCAAGCTTTTCGGGAGGGTAGGGATGTGTACTCTGAGTTTGCTTCGGAGGTCTACGGCAGGCCCATATCCAAGCAAGATAAGACCGAACGTTTCGTTGGCAAAACGTGTATCCTAGGATTAGGCTATGGCATGGGGCCGGCTAGGCTCCAGCAATCACTGGCATTAGGCGCAGGCGGCATTAGAGTCCAGCTGGACGACGCCGAGGTTAAGCGCATCGTGCACATCTACAGAACTAAGAACCATCGTATAGAGGCGTTCTGGCGGCGCTGTGACCATGTTCTGAAGGACATGGCAGCCGGCAATTCAGGCGAGCTTATAGAGGGGGCGGTGTCTTACGCTGGCAATAGGCTAATTTTGCCTAACAACACTCCACTGATCTACCCCGAACTGGCTATGACCACGGACGGTATGTCTTTCATGGACCGCAAGACGCCAGTCAAAATCTACGGCGGTAAGCTGACAGAAAACGTAGTCCAAGCCCTGGCTAGGGCTATCATCGCCGATCAGATGGTTAAGGTAGGGGTGAGGCACCACGTTCCTCTACAAGTCCATGATGAAATTGTGGGTATTATAAATGAGGGGCAAGAAGATGTGGCGCGTAAGTTTATAACTGGTATTATGTCCACGCCGCCAGCATGGGCTAGTGATTTGCCATTGTCCTGTGAGTTCGGCGTAGGCAAAAGCTACGGAGACGCCAAGTGACTCACACACTCACTCACTCCTATTCATCTATTAAACTATTCGAGAACTGCCCGCTTAGGTATTACAAGCAGCGCATCACGAAGGAAGTTAAGGATGAGGGAGGCGAGGCGAGTAAGCATGGCGAGCGTGTACACAAAGCGCTAGAAGACAGGATCAAAGAAGGCACTCCGCTACCCCCTGAACTAGAGAAGCATGAGCTTTTGTGCCGTGCAGTTGAGTCTATGGGTGGTAAGGTCGAGGCCGAGAAAGAGATGGTCCTGAACTGGGACTTACAGCCGACAGGATGGTGGTCCGACGATGCATGGCTTAGGTCTAAGCTAGATATATATGTTTCCATCGGACACAAAGCAGTCATTATGGATTGGAAAACCGGCAAGCGTAAACCGGATTTCTTTCAGCTAGAGATATCAGCAGTCCAGGCTTTCATTCACAATCCGGAGCTGCGCATAGTCAGCACGTCATTTGTGTGGCTCAAGGACGGCGCTATTGATGCAGAGGTATATAGGCGCAGTCAGTTTGCGGACCTGCTACGTAATATAACCGACAGGACCAAGCGCATCGAAGACGCAGTGTACGAAGATATATGGCCGCCACGTCCGAGCGGATTGTGCAACTACTGTCCGGCCAAATCTAATTGCGCGTTCGCTCTTAAGAGATAGTGCCATGTGGTGGCATAGGCGCTCCGGCGAATTTTGGCTACGCAATCGTGTGGCAGGCCGCCCCGCTATCTTTGAACATCAAACCCGCAAGCGCAAGTTCCTCAAATACTTCCGATGATGGAGTATGGATATGTTCTTTCTAGAATTCAAAGGACCAGACGCTAGAGTATACACTCGTATGTCTTGGTATTGTTCGACGATTGACGACGCCAGAAGGTTATTGGCTATCTATCGCAATGAACTAGACGACCACAAGTTTCGCATAGTTGAAGTCGAGCGAATCGTCACCGATAAAGTCACAGAACGGCGTTGACTATTCCACTTACGGAGTGATATAAAATGGCATCGACACCCGAAGGTAAGATCAAGCAAGCGCTTGATCGTATGCTTCGCGACAGAGGCGTGTGGTTCTTTTCGCCACAGGCCGGTCCGTATGGTGTGAGTGGAATACCGGATCGCATACTTATTGTATGCGGTACATTTGTTGGCGTCGAATGTAAATCCGATGCCAAGCGGCCAATGACTGAGTTACAGAAGTTGCGCCGTAAACAAATCGAGGAAGCAGGCGGCGTATACTTTTTAGTATACGACGAACAAACTATAACAAGTGTGAGGGATTACATTGATAGTCGTCGAGGACAAGAAAGCCCTGGTGCTGAGGCTTAGCGACCCAGACAAAATACTATCAAGCATACCGACAGCAAAGCGGCTTGATCTAAACGGGCATAACCTGGTTGCTGTGCCCCACAAGAACGACGAAGTAAAAGTTCTACGTAACCTAGGAATTCCAGCTCCGGCTCCGATACTACATTACTATAATTGGCCGGGCAGATTTACACCGTACGAACACCAAAGACTAACGGCGGCCTTTCTTACTATGAATAAGAAAGCTCTGGTGCTTAACGATATCGGCACCGGCAAAACCAATAGTGCGCTTTGGGCCGCAGACTATCTGATTCGCACCAAGCAAATTCGCAAAGTGCTTATTATGTCGCCTTTGTCTACGCTTGAACGCGTGTGGGCTGACAGCATCTTCACCGAGTTTGTTGGGCGTAAAGCTGTTACACTACACGGCTCTGCTAAACGCAGGCTATCGCTTCTGAAAACAGACGTAGACTTCTACATAATCAATCACGACGGGTTTCCGATCATACGAGAAGAAGCCAGTGGGATGTTTGATCTCGTAATCGTTGACGAAGCTGCAGTGCTACGCAACCCAAGCACGACGCGGTTTAAAAACGTACGCAAGTATATGACGGAAAACCCAGACTGTAGGCTATGGCTTATGACTGGTACACCGACACCCAACGAGCCGACGGATGCATGGTCGCTGGCGAAACTAGTCGATAGCCCGACACTGGATTCTACATACACCGGTTTCAAAGATAAGGTGATGATGAAGCTCGGCCAGTATCGATGGGTACCACGCCCTAGCTCGCCCGAAATAGTAATGAATGTATTGCAGCCGGCTATAAGATTTACAAGAGACGAGTGTTTAGACCTACCAGATACGACCTACCAAACCAGAACAACCAAGCTATCGCCAGATCAAGAGACGGCTTGGAAAAACATGGTCAAGCATTTGATCGTCGAGGCCGGAAGCGGGCAGATCACAGCAGCGAATGAAGCTGTTAAGTTACAGAAACTTATTCAGATCGCATGCGGTGTCGCCTATGATAATACAGGTAATATGGTCGAACTTGATTGTGCACCGCGCGTTAATCTAACAGTCGATCTAATCGAGGAAGCAGGCGGCAAAGTCATTGTGTTTGTGCCGCTAACCGGCACGCTTCATATGCTGGAGCGCGAGCTATCCAAGCACTATACAATTGGCGTAGTCAACGGCGCAGTCTCTGCATCCAAGCGCAACGAAATATTCCGCGCGTTCCAGCACGACAAAGACCCGCAAGTATTGTTGGCGCACCCTGCGACTATGGCTCATGGCTTGACACTCACGTCAGCCTATTCCATTATCTGGTACGGTCCGATCACGTCGAACGAACAGTACACGCAAGCAAACGGTCGCGTCGAACGTATCGGTAAGAAGCACAAGACTTCGGTGATTCACATCGAAGCTACAAGCATAGAGGGGAAGATATTCAGCAGGCTAAAAGACAAACAAAAACTACAAGGCATATTGCTTGATATGCTAGAGGGAACATAAATGAGCGAACCAAAGATAGATGATGTCGTCGCTGGCTATATGAAGCTACGCACGAAGAAAGAGATTATCGAGAACGAAGCCAAGCAAAAAGTGGCTGATATCAAAACCAAGATGGAGCTACTCGAAAGCTGGATTCTAAAGCATATGCAAGATGAAGGTGTGGATAGCTATAAGACTGCACACGGTACGGCATACAAGACTACGACAGATATGGCGACTGTTGCGGACTGGGAAGAAGTTCTCACATTCATCAAAGAACACGAAGCGTTTCATATGCTGGAGCGCCGAGTAAACAAGATAGCAGTTAGGAACTACATCGACGAAGGTGTGATTCCGCCGGGGGTTAATTACGGCACCAAAATTGGTGTCGGCTTCCGCAAACCAAGCGCTAGCGTTTAAGGAGATACTATGTCTGGTGCACTAATTCCTACCAATGTCCAAGTTCCTGCCCATTTGGCGAAGCGATTGAGTCAGCCGTCTGCACTGGCGACATCTATCTCTGGCGGCTTGTCGGACGGAGGTCCGTCATTCCCTCGCATCTCGCTGAAGGGATCACGCTTCCGCGTTATTCAAAACGGAACAGAGACCGTATTGCCAAACCACATGCTTGATGTGGTTATTGTCGGGGCTAACCCAGGCATCAGCAAGACTTGGTATGCAACCAAGTGGACGCAAGACGTAGAACCTAGCGGCCCTGACTGTTATTCTATGGATGGTATTCGCCCAGCTGGTGACTCGCCTAAGAAGCAAAGCGACGTGTGTGCATTATGCCCGCAGAACCAGTGGGGCTCTAAGATCAGCGATCAAGGTGCTAAGATCAAAGCTTGTTCTGATAGCAAGCGCCTTGCCGTGGTTGCAGCTGACGCCCCCGATGGACCCGTGTACCTGCTCACCGTTCCGCCAGCTTCGCTTAAGGTGCTAAACCAGTACCACAAAGAATTGCTTATGCGCAGCATTCCGCCTGAGATTGTACGCACGCGTGTCTCGTTCGATACGGATGTATCATATCCCAAGCTTACGTTCTCGTTCGGCGGGTTTCTTGACGAGGCAGCCCTTGACGCTGTTGACAATCTGATCGGCAGCTCGGAGGTGCAAGAGGTTACTGGAGAGGGCGAGCCGCCAGTAGAAGTGACGGTAGCCAAGCCGTTGCTGGTGCGTGAATCATCCAAACCAGTAGCCCCGCAATCAGAAGAGGCGGCATTCGCTCCTGCTCAACCAGCCAAAGCCGTTCGTGGGTTTGGTGCGGGTGACCCAGTGGCGAAGACAGAAGCCGCTCCACGCGGGCGCAAACCGCGCGCAGACAAGGAGCCGGCAGCCGCTCCCACAACGACTGCTTCCGACATGCAGGACCAGATCATGGGCCTTCTAAACGATATGGGCGACGATGACTAATACACCGAACCGAATAGATTTCGGTAAGGTGGAAGCACTGCGGCGACACATGCTCCTAACTGTTAAAGATATCTGTAAGTATTTAGGAGTATCTAGGGAGACTTGGTACAATTGGCAGCGCGGGTGCTACCCGCGTGCGCCTTTGGAACGAAAGCTTAAGACCCGTGTGCGTGAGTTACTGACCATACTCACAGAACACTCATGGCCTACTCCCGATGTTATCGCAGCCGATCCGAAAGATAGACTTGATATGCTTCTTGCCGTTGCAAAGCGGCAGTCGTAAAGTGGTTGTTTGCGGCGGGGGAAACTCCGCCGCCTTCCGCTAAGGATTAAGCATGATGAACACGCTGGAATTTTTGCGGCGCGTTCTTCCCGATGATGGCTACTACGCAGCTTTCACCGTCTTACCAGAAGGCGGTAAGGTTCGTTTTTTCTCCACGCGCGAAGACCTGTCCGATTTTCTGCAAATCCTAAGCAACAAAAAACTAAACGCGTACTATGCGATCTCTTCGTTTAAGTTAAACAAAGGCCGCAAGCAAGAGAACGTATATTATACTAAGATTTTAGCTATCGATGTGGACGTCGGTAAGCCACGCAATAGTTACGCCAAGCGCAAGGAAGCGCTGAAAGCTATACATGATTTCGTGCAGGCCGCAGGCCTGCCTATGCCGATGATTCTGTCATCAGGCATGGGATTCCATGCCTATTGGGTTTTAACTCGCCCGCTTCCGCCCGAAGAATGGATGCCGCTTGCCGCTGCACTCAAACAATTATGGCAGTCTCATGGACTTGTAGCCGACCCGGCAGTAACTGGAGACTCGGCGCGAGTGCTCCGCGCCCCAGGTACATATCACATTAGCGATAGCGGAGAGCGAGAAGTAACCGTTTTGCTGGACGCGCCGCCATGCGACCCAGATGTAATTGCTAAGCTAGTAACACCGAAGCCGAAGCGCACTAGCACGTTGATTAACAACCTCGCTGTTAATCAAGATTGGCCGGAGGCACGCGCCAATGCAGTAGCTACAAAGTGCGGACAAGTCGCGGCGGCTATAAAGAACCCAGAAAATGTAGACGAACCATTGTGGTATGCGCTGCTCGGAGTAGCGGCCTATACAACCAATCCAGAAGAAACAGCTATCGAGTGGAGCAAGGGGCATCCTGAGTTCAGTGAGATCGATACCCTAAAGAAACTTAGTCAATGGAAGACCAAGGTAACTGGACCTACAACGTGCGAAAAGTTTGCTTCTCTTAATCCAGATGGATGCAAAAGCTGTAAGTACAAAGGCAACATTACGTCGCCCGTGCAGCTCGGCAAAGAGTATCAGGAAGCACCGCCGGCTCCGGATGCGCCTGACCAGATGGCGCACGACATACCTGTACCAGCACCATTCAAGCGTACCAAATCAGGGATGAAACTTACTGTAGACGAGACGGATATCGATATCTGTCCGTTTGAAATTTACCCCGTGAGCTATGGGCTTGATGAAGTCGCCGGCTATGAAGTCGTTCGGTACCATTGGAAGCGCCCGCATCGTGGGTGGGTCGAGCTTAAGTTTCGGCAGGCATATCTAACTGAATCTCTTATGAAAGATTTTTCTACTACTATAGCAGACCAAGGCATCGTGCTATATAATAGGAAAGTAACGGAGTATTTCCAGCTTATGCTTAGATCATACATGGAGGAGCTTCGTAGGGTCAAAGACCTGACCAATCTATATTCTTCTATGGGTTGGAAGGATAATTACAAACAATTCGTCTTGGGCGATACCGTCATACACGCAGATGAGAGCGGGACCGTCGTCGAAGATAAGGTGTCTATTGCTACATCTTCCTTGTCTAGCGTGGACTATTTCACCACGGCAGGTACACGCGATGTATGGGTTGACGGCACCGCCATCCTAGAAAAAGCAAACATGCCGGCTCATATGTTCTGCCTTGGGATGAGCTTCTCGGCACCGCTGTTTGCGCTGACCGGCCTTCGCGGTATGACCGTTTCTCTCTATGGTCCAACAGGATCGGGCAAAACTCTAGCTCAACTATGGGCGCAGTCTATCTGGGGTAATCCAGATCAGCTGCATTACGGAGCCAAGTATACACAGAACGCATTGTTCCATCGTATGGGTTTGTACGCTAACTTACCTATGACAATCGATGAAGCTACCATGATGGACGATAGCCAGATCGGAGACTTTCTGTATTGGGTATCACAGGGTAAGGATAAGGCTAGGCTTAGCCGCGCAGCAGATGAGCGGTCGCCGAAGACATGGGCGCTTCCTGTTATCGTGTCGACCAACAAGTCGCTACAATCAAAGCTTCTTACTTCTGGCTATGACACTGACGCGCAAGTCGCGAGACTGCTTGAGCTTACTATAACCAGCAATAAACTATTTGTTGCTAACTCTAACGCCGGTGCGGCTATGTACAAACATATCACCAGCAACTACGGACTGGTTGGTCGTGAGTTCATAAAGCATATAATCGGACTCGGAGAAGAACAACTTAGGTCGATGCTCGATGACCACAAGGCTAGGTTCGCAACCAAATACAAAGCAAAGTTTTCCGGACAAGAACGATACTGGGAACAAGCTGTGTTACTCCAAGACTTTGCTTCGGAGATTGCAGCCGGGCTTGGATTGTTGAAGTATGACTATGCTATTGGCACTCAATGGGCTCTCGCGCAGCTTGGAGTAATCCGCAAGTCAGTGGCTGAAAATAAGTCAGACTCGTTCGATTTGCTGGCTGACTATATCAATGACAACGCAGACGCAGCAGTTACGGTTACTTATACCGGAACCGGCAAGGGCGTCGCAGATTTCAGCCGCATTCCGCGCAGCGATGTGCGTATTCGCTACGAACTTTATAGGCCCACCGCCTCATCTAAATTTACCAAGGGTATTATGTATATCCACCGCACGCACTTCCGCCGTTGGCTTACGTCGATCAATGCAGACTACAAAACATTTGCGCAGGACATGGACAGCGCACAGGCAGTCGTGCGCCCACCGTATGACAAGGTGAGTCTCGGAAAAGATACGCCGATCAAGACAGGACAATCGTACGTATTAGGATTTGACTTGAATACGCAACGGCTTGCGAATATCCTCAACGATACGGAGGAAGCCTTCGAAGCCGGGCTTCTCACGAAACTAAAGGTGGTCCAATGATCCGTAGGCGCAATAAGAAAGAAATGCATCCTGATCGAAATGCGCTAATTGTTAAGCTATACAAAGAAGGTAAATCCTTCGGGCGCATTGCTAAAGAGCTAGGCGTATCAATCGGTATTGTAGCTGGTGTAACGTATAGAGCAAACAGAAGAGATAAAAAGTGGGCGATAAAGGCAAATCCGTAGACCAAGTTTTACGCGAGCGTGGCGAGAGATACGGAGATTTCTACAGTCATGCGGTTCTAGCCATGTGTATGAAAGAGTTACTTAGGGCCAGTGGAAACTGGCTTGAGTTGGAGCCAGATCAAAAGCAAGCACTAGATACTATCTTAGATAAGATATCGCGCATCATTAACGGCGACCCTGATTACACGGATAACTGGCGAGATATCGCCGGCTATGCGACGCTAGTGCTTAATCGATTAGAGACGAGAAATGACACTCACTAGAACTAAGCCATCGCGACGTTCAAGCCATGGAACAAGCGCGCAGCATGAAACCGGAGCACCCCATGACCCCTAGCGACTCCGCTCGTCGCTTTTCCCGCTAACCACTTCCAGACACAGGGAGAGAGATGTGAAGTTTGAGGTCAGAAACCGCTTTAGCGGCGCAGTGCAGTTCACCGCTGATATTGAGTGCGAAGAGGGCGCCTCGACACCGCTCAAGCTCGGCCTCGCGGTGAGGTGGGCGGTGAAAGCCCGCGCGGACTTGGCCGGCGCGGACTTGGCCGGCGCGCACTTGGCCGGCGCGAACTTGTTCGGCGCGAACTTGGCCGGCGCGTACTTGGCCCGCGCGAACTTGTTCGGCGCGCACTTGGCCGGCGCGCACTTGGCCGGCGCGAACTTGTTCGGCGCGAACTTGGCCCGCGCGTACTTGGCCGGCGCGAACTTGGCCGGCGCGAACTTGGACGGCGCGAACTTGGCCCGCGCGAACTTGTTCGGCGCGGACTTGGCCGGCGCGAACTTGGCCGGCGCGAACTTGGACGGCGCGAACTTGTTCGGCGCGGACTTGGCCGGCGCGGACTTGGCCGGCGCGGACTTGGCCGGCGCGAACTTGGCCCGCGCGGACTTGGCCGGCGCGGACTTGGCCGGCGCGGACTTGGACGGCGTGACAATCAAGCGCCTCGTTACTACCGTTCAGCGCGTGACCGATCCCTACCATTTCATCGCTTACGACACGGACAAGGGCGTGCGCATCGTGGCGGGGTGCCGTAATTGCTCACCAGAAGAATATCGCGCGCACGTCGCCGCGAGTTATGCCGGCACGCCTAAGGCTGAGGAGACCCTGGCAATCATCGCGTTTATTGAAGCGCGTGCGGCTGCTCTCGCCACCCACACCCACCCCGAAGGAGCAGAGTGACATGAGCGATGGCAGCACGACGAGTGAGGAGCGCGCCGCCCTTTACAACCTACATCGGATCATCAACGGAGTGATGCAGATGACAGCAAAGAAGACCTACGAAGTTCGCCGGTACATGCAGAACGGCGGCTGGGCCGTGGTTTATCGCGGGCCTGACTTGAGCAAAGCCGCCGCCGTCCGTGATGCGATGGAGCGGGCCACCGGGAGGCGTGCGCCGGTAGCCATTAGCGACCGGTTCCTCGGAACGAATTTCTACGGAGACATGAACGATGACTGAGGCCAATGGCAGATTGTCGAACATATTCTCTAATCTTCCAGCCCATATACTTGCGCCAGACGTTCTGTCGATTCCAAATCCGTTGTGCGTTGGTACCGCTCGACAGTACCACGCATACGTTCTTCAGATGAGCGCATAGCGCGGGCACGGAAGTCTTCGATGATATAATCCTCGTTGCCTTCTTGCCTTGCCGCCGCGTTCCATTCCCTCACAGCCCGTTCGATTTCACGCATGCGCTCCCTATCGCCACGGCGGCGAGCATCTGACCAAGCATTGCGATAACTGGCAGATATCCGCTTAACGTAGTCGCTTGTGTAACGACCGAGCCGCACGATGTCATTAGCCCTGGTAGCTTCAGCGGGATAGAAACCAAGGGCGCGCAGAGCTAGCGTGTTAGCACCCACATCGTCAAATACGACACGGCCTTGCTTGTCTGTTACCTCGCCATCCATGCCCCACATAAGCGCTTCCAGCTGGCGTATACCAGCAAATGGCGACTCGCGGATAAGCTGAGACAGATCGCCCGTGCGGTCCTTAAAGCCGGTGTATTGCAGCCCAAGATCGGCAGCCAGCCCACCGTAATTAACAAGGCTGGTCATCGCAGCCCACACAGGACCGAAGCCGCTTTCAAATTCACGCCCGACATCGACGCCTTCGCGCAGCAGTCCGGTAAATGGAATGAGATCGCCCAAGCCCAGCCGTGGCGAGAACGATCCACCGATCATAACATCAAGCCAGCCACGCATAACACCAATGGTAACGGTACTGGCGGTCCCTTCGTCGGCTCCAAGCAGTATAGCAGTGTCGTATACAAACTCGTTAAGCGCCTGCTCGACGCTGGCTTGGCGAATTCCAAAGCGCTGCATTATACCATCTATGATATCCATAAGGTCTTCTGCGAACGGGAGTCCCTTCAGTCCGGCGAGCAAGAACAGCAGCGCCAACATCTGGATTTTCTGGCGGTTGGATACGTTGCCCATGAGCTGCACGACCGTGACCGGGAACATCTTAAACATAAAGACGACACGACCAAGCGGACCACGGAAGAATTCCGGGCTATTCCATAGAGCGTATTGACCCTGGCTCTGGTCTACAGCTTTCTCCACCTCTCGCATAATAGATTTAAAGGCGTCAGAATTCTTATCGGTGAGCGTTGCCGGATCAAGCCCGGCTTCGATAAGCCGCTCTGAATATAGGTTATAGGCAGTGAGATACGCCACACGCCTATTGAACTGCTCGCCAGCGACGAACAGCGACATCCACTTTTCGATAAACTTGCGAGTAAGCACACTCATATTTGGGCTATTAGTCTGGCCCATTAGAGTAAGTATGTTAGACGCGCCTAGATTATTGCCGCGCTCTGCTTCACTCATAAAAAGAGATTGCCGTTCGCTCAGTCCGCGAGAGGCCCAAGTTTTTTTGTCATAGATATTTTGGAAGATTTCGTCAGCCCCGAACGTCGGGCTTCCGATTTTAGCTATGATAGAATGCATCTCGGCCATGACACGACCGTCGCCGAATCCCCCACCATATCCAGTGCGCGAATTAATATCAGCCATGTACGGCGCAAACGATGTATACAGCGAGAACAACTGTATAAAACCGCTGGAGAATGTGCCACCCAAGAACATAATAGCCGCAAACGAACGAAGCGGCCCTGTGAATTGCTCCAAGTAACTATCGATATCTTCAACGACGTCGCGGCGGGTGGTGTAGAAACGAACTAGATTTTTAGCCAGCTCATTAAACTCTTCGGCTCGACCCTCCAAGCGCCGCGTTACTGGTTTACCATCAACCTCTACAGTTACCGTATCCGCTCCCACCTCAATCGGCGCTACCGTTGCGTACTGGCGCAGGTACTGCAATAGGGCGGTCCTGGTTTCCATTTTCTGCGCAACATTCGTTGCAGCTTTATGGGCCGCTTCAAGCTCACGAAGTTTTTCTATTGAACCCCTACGCAGACTCTGGTTATCCAGTGCGTTATCAAACTGCCAGCGGAATTTCATCTTAGCGGCCAACGAAGTATTGTTGACCTGCCAGTTGGCGTTGCTCTTGATAACGTCCTTATCCCAGCCCGGCGTGCCGCTGTATTGCAGCATGGTCTTACGTGCACGATCACCGGCTTTAGTCAAACCGATAACCAACTTCTCAATATCGTTGGGCTTGAGGTTCACACCGAGTCGCTCAAGAACTGAACGAACGACGTAGATCGATGGCATCTCAGCAAGACCGGCGGTCTTAGCCGCACGTTCTACGATAGGGACGAACTTAACTTTACGCGTAGCGCCACTGTCTTCGACAAAATCAAAGTCGTCGCCAAATTGCTCGGTGATCTTAGTAGCCTCAGCCAAAGCTTCTGGCTGTGTGCGCGTCATCATAAACGGAAGTTTTTCACGCACCTCAGCTGGCATAACGACGAACTGTCCGGCATTAGGACCGTCCACATAGCGCATGGACATGCGGATCATCCAGTCGCCTTCGCGTTGTTTGCCGAAATACCCACCGGCAATAGTCTGCCTAGCTCTGGCGTCTTCTGCTTTGATATCCGTTATGCCAAGCAACTGGCGGCGCAGAGAGCCGAGGATATCGTATTGCTGCTCGCGAGTAGGCTTGAGCGATCTAATACCCGGAATACCAGCGATGATATCCTTGGTAATAGACTTACGAATATCCGGATCGACCGCATACTTTAGGCGCGGCTTAGCCGCTAAGTCCGCATCACTTGCGGTGCCATCTATCCACGCTTTTGCAAACTGGTTGTCGTGCATTACTTGGAGAATAGATTCCAGCCACTCTTCTGCACGGCTTGCCGGGTTTGGATTTTCAGCAGTGACATCTTGCCCGCGCAGCGTGAGATAGTAGCGACCAACCGCAGCCAACCACTTAGCATCATCGTTAGATATGTCACGGCTGAACGAATGGTTATTCAGAATGCGGTCGCCTTGCTCGATAAGACCGCCACCCAAACCTTCGATCAGATTCTCCAGTCGCTTGCGAGCAATGAAGTTATTAGCTCTACGCATTTCTACATAGGCTTGATAACGTGGGTCATCTGCTCCAGTGATCGGCGATGATAACTTAACCGGAGAGTCTTTCTTGTTGAACGAATAGTTCTTCGTGCCGTCCGCGTAGAACGTATCGAAGCCAGCATTCAATTCATCTGGCGTCATTGTGCCGAAGGTTTCGTATGCCTCGAACGCAGCTTCGTTAATCTCGATATCGCCATTAGGTTTGATAATAGCGAGCGGTCCGTGCGCTTCTTCAAGATTATCAGCTTCTTCAGCGTACCTACGAATAAACGCATCGTGTGTTGCACCCATGATGTTGGATACTTCTTGTCGTTGCGCATCTGTCAGACCGCCGCCGCCAAAAACAGATATCTTTCCGATAAGGTCTTGAATTCTATCCACATCTCTAACAAGAGATAGTTTCTCTTGTGCTGTGTCGCGAAACACACCGGCTAGCGCTGCGATCATCGGCGATTTATTACCGGCATCTTGCACAGTGCGGACAAAGCGCTGAAGAATAGCGCTAACATTATTCCCCAGCTCAGTCTTATCCATCCGGTCGCGCATTGCGCCGAGGAATCCAAGCGTACCAGAATTGTCGCCGCCTACGCCGCCGCCAAACGGAAGGGCCGCTTCCGCGATAGCGGTATACATACCGGCATTTGGATTGGCAGTGGCTGCACTACCCGTCGCCGCTGGTGCAGCGCGAATATATTCGTCCAATGGTCCTTGGACTGTAGGCACATCCATTCTGGCGTACATGCGAGCCGTGCGAATTGTAGCTTCGACAAGCGCGTCTTCGAATTCAATGCCAAACATTCTGCCCAGCAGGTTTTTGAACCAGCTAATAGTACGATGGAACAGATTGAATTCAGTCTCACCAGCGTAGTCGGCTAGTGCTTCTTCAATGGCTTCGTACTTATCCTTAGCACGCGTTCCCGCCATGATAGCATCGGCGCGGTCGCGAATATCAGCAGACTTATTGTAGAGTTCATCGAGCTTATTTCTCAGGCGCGAACCATCAGCGCTAGCCACAGACTTAAGGAACCCATAGTGACCTACTACTTCGTGGGCCACGACAACAGCAAGCTCTCGCTTGGTTGTAAGGTTATCCGTAATGAAGAACATGCGCCCGCCGCTCAGCGTAAACGCTGGCGTACGCGGCTCCCGTTGGCGCAGTTGTTGAGCGATATCGCGCTGTGCCGGAGTCATAGACGCCAATGCGTCATCCCAGTTACGGTGGACACCAATGTGGTTGCGCAGGTTCTTACTGATCTTACTGACCAAGCGCTGGATATACATCCGCGCCACACCATAATTAAGCGGTGGGCGCTGTGCATCCGGAGTTGGCGGCGCAGGTTTGATGTTCTCCCTGCGATTTATTTCTTCCAGTGTGGCTTGAATAATATCAGCTTGGTTTTCTCTACGTTTGCGACGCTTACCATCCGGCCCTTTGTAATGCGTTGCCCACGCATCCACAAAATCTTTGTTCTGTAGAATAAAATCTATGAGTTCGTTTTGCGCTTTTGCGCGCGACTCATCGTTCCTAGCGCGCGATACATTGTCTACTGCTTTGATAAAAGCAGTGTTAGACACATCGTTCCAAAGTGCCGCAGCCCGTGCTTTTTGGTCTACGAACGCCTTACCCCTGGCAGCACGTGCCTCTGGTGTTTGCATTGGCGGTACACCTAATCGGCGGGCCGCCTCGTCTTTTTCGGCTTGGGTCAATCCTAGTTTTTTACTGGAGATCACAGCGCGCATAGAACGTAATGCGGCTTCTTTTTCTTTTCCTTCGGCTTTTTGAGACGCGGCAATAACTGCGTCTACTACTTTTTCTTCGTTGATTTCCGGTTCAGCTTGCCCTTCGTCACGCGCTCCGGCAGCTTCCGGTTGTTTGGCGTTGCCTCTTCGAATTCTCTTGCGAGCTTCGGGTTGTTCGCCCACAGGTACCTGCGTTGGGCTTGGCTCTTGAGCGGCATTCGACTCTCCTTCCTGTACTTGTTGTGCGGCAGCTTCCGCCGCCATGCGGTCATAATCTCCAAGCCACGCGAGCTGGATCGCCGAACGTTCTGCTTCTGGCGTGGCTTCGATCTCGTTTTTAAAGTCTGTGACAGCCTGCGGCATACGGCCAGTAAAGTATTCCGGCTTCAGCGCCACGGTTTTTTTGATACGCTGTTTGCCGCTAGGAGTCGCGGGCTTCCTACCACGACGAAGATTAATAGTGGTCGGCCTCATACCCAGTGGAGGAGGGATCGGCGGCGATGGAATAATAGATAACGGAGCTACTTGCGTAGGTGTAGGCTCCGGCGTTGCCGATACCGTTTGCCTTGGCTGCGTAGCAGGAGGAATAGCTACAACCGTACCCCCACGGCGATTAGGCCCAGCTCGTAGCGCTCCTGCTCCTCTCGGCGGTATCGCAGCTTCGCGTGGCGATACATCACCACGGTAGAGATTATTGCGGTCGACTCCTTGGTAATACTGCTCCACCTGAATATCAGGTCGTTGCTCAAAATAGCCTTCAGCAGTGCGCTGCGCAGGAGGTTCAAGCGGAAGTCCGGGGCCTTCACCGGTCCTCAGTGGCCGGCGCAGATCGAGTTGTGCAGTTGGTTGCGCAGCGGCTCTACGCAAACGCGCAGCACCGGGAGCCATACCTAATCCAGGCGAAGGGGTAAATTCGGTCGGCGCTTCTGCTACATCGCCCGTAAACACAAAAGGCTCTGGCGGAGGAGGCGGCGGTTCGACAGGAAAAGGCTGTTCAAACTCAAAGCCGCCCATGCCAGGGCCGGGTTCAGATGGAGGCGGCGGAGGTGGCGGAGGCGACGGATTGTTGAGAACATCAACAGGATCAGATGGCGCAGTGACACCACCGATACCGCCGAAGATCGCGCCGCCAAGAGCGCCAGCGGCAGCAGAATTCACAAGCCGCGCAAGGTTCTCGTCAGTGAGGAATTCGCGATTGTTAAACAGCGACGATGCGCCAAGCACAGTGGCTTCTTGCCCAGCCTCAGCAAGAGCTTCGATACCCGCACCAGCACCAGCGCCGGCAGCAACTCGGCGAAGTGGTTGGCCACGGAAGTTAGACAGGAAGCGCCCGCCAAGCAGGCGATCCATCAACAACGCTTCTGGCACTGTCTCGAAAGCGGCGTAAGGAATACCTGCGAAGGCCGACAACATGCGAGCTTCTATGTCAGCAGGGTCAGCACCGCTCTGGCGCAGCTCGTTGTAAGTATCTGCTACACCGGTCATATAATTGTTGACCGTCAGCGCACCCAGTGCTGACGCTTGGCGCAATGCGTCTCGACCTTCTCGACCGATAGCTTGCAGCGCTACCCGTGGAGCATCGCCTGCAGCGCGCCGCGCCGCATATGTACGCGCAGCTTGAAGCGCGGTTTGCCTCCACGCTTGTCGACCAACTAGTCCAGAGATAGCAGCGCCAGCGCCAACGAGAGGATTGCCACCGCCGCCAACAGTACCGGCAGCAAAGCCACCAAGAGCGACAGCACCAGACTCAATCACGCTCGGAAGCAGCTCACCGAAAGAGGATACTGCCCAGTCGATTGCTTCGCTTGGATCGTCGATGTCTGTGAACTGCCGTTGATACGGCTCATACATTTGCAGCTGGCGCGCTGCATCGGAAACAAGTCCCGCACCGGCTTCTTCGGCACCGGCAAATTGCAGCCCCGAACCTAGCAGTGTCTGCATGCCCAGCACGCCACGCTGGAACCCACGGCTAAACAACTCGCCACGCGTTGGATTACGCACGCTTTCGATGTACGAAGAGTACGCACTTTCAGGGAGCGCATACCAGTCAGTTGCTTCCGCAGATGGCGTAGCCGGTCGGCCTAGATATTGCTCGGACTGAAGCGCGCTTGCCGCGTCTTCTTCAGAAAACTCAAAGCCGCCGACATTAAGCCGGCGCGTGGACGGGCTATAGAAGATACTAGGCGATAGCTGTGATCCAGTGTTCGCCATCGGCGCAGAGAAACTATCAATAGCCGCCTGCCCTTGCTGGCGAATAAGTCCAGCATAGTCAGGAATAGACTCAGTACGAAGTCCGGCCATACCGATATCAGTAGTCGACGTATCGAACATACTGTACGGATCGCTAGGTAAACCTAAGCCAGTCGCTTGCAGCGTTGGGCTCGCAAACGCAGATGATCTAGGTTCTCTTGCCATTATTATTTCCTATCGCGGTCGAGCCGGTTGCGAACTAGTTATTTGTGCACGTACATCCGGACTTCCAGCAAGCCCTATTGTGCGTAATGCTATACGCGGGTCTTCGATAGACCCAATTGCACCGAATCCTTCTAAGCTTGTGCGTTCTTCCGGCAGCTCCCAAACCAAATGAAGTTGTCCATGGACAGGGCTTACATAAGTACTTTCGGTCTCTACTACGCCTATTTGACCCGGTACATTTGTTTGTTGCGGTCTTATCACACGTAGCCCGGTATTATTTTCAAAGTCCTGTATTGCTTGGTTAACCCGACGCATTGTCCACGGGCGCTCCACTCCATTATTATCTACGTATCTTAAATCCCACGCACGACCTTGCTCGTGAAACCCACCCAACTCAGCACCATACCCACCGCGCCTTAAGCTTTCTGACATCGCACGGGTTCTGTAACCAGCTCTAGGGCCGGTTAGTTCTGCATTAGGTATTATATCTCTCGATTCTCGCTGCCTACGATCAAATGCTTGAGCAACCATATCAAGGTATCCCGGTGTAGCTCGGGCTGTAGTCGCCGAAACAGGGGACATAGATACAGGTTCTACGTTTCCGCGAGAAGCTACCTGCTCTATTCTTACACCTGCCCTCGGATTCCGCCCCGATATAAATTCTTGCTGCGGGGCTCGTTGTCTTATCAAGTTTATTTCTGTTCTACCAAAACCGGCTTGCCTTAGCTCATCATCAGAAAGAGTATTGGGGTAGCTAAGATTGCTGGGATTTCCGCTTGTTGCTAAATAAGCCGTAGCTCTCTCCGGGGGCATTGGGCGATACCCGCGTGATACGCCAGCCATATAGCTTTGAACTTGCGGCGTATCTAAAGCAGCCGCCATACTTGGTGGTATATCAGTATTTGTATCGGCCCTTTGCGCGACTCCGACTACTCTTCTATACGCGTCACTCTCTGGACGTGCGTTTAGAAACGTACTCGCCGGCATATTTGTATTATCAGTATTCGGTCTTGCCGGCGTGGCTTGCAGTCTAGGGCTTGGCATATTACCAAACCTACCCCCGGCAACCCCTTGATTTAAAATCTGTGTTATTTCAGTGGGTGTAAAACCCATATCGCGCAGCTGCGAATTCGTAAAAGTACTAGCAAATCTTGGGTCAGACGCAGGCATGCGTGCGCGCAAACTTTCCAAAGAAGGAAGCCCTTGCCGTTCCCTTGCAACAGCTTGTTCGCGCTCGACGGCTCGTTCTGTTTCTCGCTGGTTCACGCGGCTCGTCGGAAACAAAAACTCTCTGAGATTAAATCTGTCATCCATGATACTAACCCGCAGGAATTTGTGTTACGCCGTACGTACTTGTGCCGCGTGGACCGGGCACTTCGCCATACCTATCAACCCTTACTGTACGTCCGGTTCTTCTATCGATAACTGCTACTACCGTATTTCCCTCGGCGTCTGTAAAATCTGTGATTTCAAATCCGCCTTGCGCGGCAGCAGCGCGAATACGTGCTTCTTCTATATCTATCGCCCCGGTTAAATAAGCTAGTTGCAGTTCTCCAGCGAGTTCTGCTTGTCGTTCTGCACGTTGGGCAGCGACTTCAGCCTGAGTTTGTCTGAATTGCCGGTCCAACAAAGCTCTAGACATTGTGATAAATTGCGAGGCTGTGGCTGTGCCTACTTCTTCGTTGTCTTGAAAGAACGTGTAGGTACCGTCGCCGTTATCACTAACCTCAATATTAGACTGTGTAGCGTTAGCCAGTCGTTGGGCCAGCGGTTGAAGATCGCCGGCAATTGCTGCAAAAACATCTTGTTCAAGAGACAAGGCTTCGATCTGATTATGCGCTTGCGCCATTTGATCCAGCACGCCAAGGGCTTCCATTCCACGCCCATAAGATAGCAGCGTGTTGTATACTTGCGCTAAAGCATTAGCCTGCATATCCGCAAACTGCATGCCCTGCGGAATTATATTGTTGGCTCCTCTAAACCGAAGCGTTGCAAGATCGGACTCATCATCCCCCGATGGCTGCGAAATAGGAGAGGTGGCTAGACTTGCTGCAGCACTTAGTCCGGCTCGTGCTGCTTGCCCGTTCTGCGGACCCCATTCATAATGAAAATGTGGTGCAGTCCCTCGCTGCGTAAAACCGCCGCGAAGCTGTTCAACGGGCACGCCAATATGGTTTGCCAGTTGCTGGCGTATCTGCGCCTCTTGCTGTGCATTCGGTACTAATATATTTCCCGGCGGGCCGATATTAAAATCTACAGCAGTGCCGCCCTGCGACATATAATGCTGCGAAGCCGGAGCGCCGCCCTGTGGTCGCTCACCTTCTTGGCGTACACCTTCTGTAAGACGAAACCCTTGTATGCCTATGTTTTGCCAATCTATATCACTAGCAGTTGGGAGCACGCTGCCAGCGGGAGCAGCGGCGGGGGCTTGTGATTCAGGAATAAGCGGAGCAGTAATACGGCCTCTGCGCCGCTCTCGGACTGTTTCACCCGCAGACGGTGTACCAGTTATAGCGCCGGTACGTATTGCAGCATCTCTAGCTCGACGTACGACTTCTATACTTGCTTCACCGAGGGCGTATTGTCGGAACGCTTCGCGATATCTGTTGTACCGCACTGCTTGTAAAGCCGTTAGTTCTCGCACTGGCTGTACCGGCTCTTGCGGCGGCTCAAATCGCCAGCTTTCTGCCCCGCCAAACCGAAAAAGCGCAGCAGGCGTGGTAGCCGCAGCAGGTGCAGTAGCAGGCGCAATAGCCGGCGCAGTAGCTGCAGCAGGCGCAGTAGCCGGCGCAGTATCCGCAGCAGGCCTTTCAGTCAGCGTAGCGGTATACCGGCTTTCATCGGGTTGCGGCTGGCGTAGACCTCCTAGACTCATAGGCTGAAGTTGCCGCGCAATCGCCGCGTTCATCTCTTCGGTTTGTGCAGCTAGGCGCGCAGCGCGCTGTGCCTCCGCAATACGGAGCCGATTGATATCTTCAGTCTGTCTAGCTGCTCGTCCTTCTATTACGCCAGGGGCTGTAAGACCGAGGTAATCGATAAAGTTGGCCATGATTTACCCCCCTCCCCACAAATTGCCCGGTTGGTTTGTATTGTAAAACAACCCGCCAGCAAGATTGCCAAGGCTGCCGGCGACATTACTAACTGATTGCGTCGGCTCATACGCAGGTGGAGTCTGGCCATATAGTCCTGCGGCGGTTCCATATATTTGCGCTTGTGCCGCTGAACCCCCAGCAGCTGCTTGCGTTGCGCCAAGTCCTGCGGCTCGTGCTCCGGCTAGTTTACCACGACGCCGAATACCTCTGAGGCGTTCTTCATTATACCCTCTACCTGCGAATTCGCGCTCAGTCTGTTGGGTAGCTCTCAACGCTGCTAATTGTTGTTGGACAGCAGCACGCGTCGCCAGTGCTTCAGGATCATTTCGGTCGCCGAGAGCCCTGATTTTTGCAGCCAGCTCCTGTTGTCTAGCATAAGCTTGTTGCGCCAAGCGGTATTGTTCTTCCCTGGACCTTCGTGCAAGTTCGGCTTCTTCCGCCGCTCCAGAATACTGAGCTGCTACGCCTGCAACAATATTAGGAACCGCTCTCCCAAGAGCGCCGGTAAGTTGTTCGGTAATACCGCCTCCTGCTCCGACGCCCGGTGCAGCTACTCTAGCAGTTGTACTCATAGGCGCAGCCACCGGAGCTTGAGCAGGCGCGGCAACCGGGCCTTTACCTGCCGCTATATTAGCAATATCTTGGGCCTTAGTAACACCGTCGATAGTACCAATATTAGCAAATTTACTATCCGGTACCGTCGGCGTCGTGAGATCAATGGGTCCACCACCCGGCTGACCCGGCGCTGCCACTGGAGAAGTAGTCAATGTCGGCGCTATACCCGCTGTTTTAAGAGGAAGACCTGGAGTTGGCCCCGCGACAGGTCTAGCTATAGGAGCCCGCAGCCCGCCGAGTCCGCCACCGATGCCCCCCATCAAAGCACCTTGACGCCAGTCACCGCCGGTAAGAGCGCTCGTTGCGCCGCCGAGGACAGCACCTGTCAGTGCGCTTCCAATAGCCCTTCCTGCCGTGCTAGTGAGGGCGGCCCCTAATGCGCCTTTAAGACCCAGCGAAGTAGTGAGAGCGCCAAAAATCTGGGGAGCCACTACAGGGATAAACGCGCTAACCACGACACCTAGAATAGCGCCAAGGCCTTTTTTCAGCCCCTTGCCTGAAGCCTCTTCGGTCAGTTCGGGGTACTCCCCCGGAGCTGGCGCGACGTACTGGATGTGCATTTCACTCTCCCGTCAGGGGCATTCGGATAAATATACTATCCTGATGAAAACCGAATTTATTTACGATCCTAAACATAGCGGGGGATACGTAACCTTCGAAAGCTCTGGCCCCGTTCATGTAGGCCCAGCCGCACAGCGCTTTCCAATAGCGGTCGTGCAAATCGTTTAGGTTCTCACCGGCCAATGCTAGTATATTCATAGCCTGAAAGCGAGGATAAATTACCGGCTCAAGCACTACGACTAGTTTAACGTCCGGCCCTTCTTCAGTTTTTCTGCCGACGATAAACAGAACAGCTGCAGCCCTAAGAACAGCGTCATAGATATCTTCGACCGTTACTTCGCCGCGCATGGTTTTATCTACACAGCGTTCAAGCTGCCATGCTATTGCGGGCCAGTAATAGTTAAGTAGCTCCTGCGTTCCAAGCAGTATTGGCTCATAGTCTACTTGGGTATCTACAGTTTCATTTGTCATTTAGGCTGCTTCGGACCTACCATTTTATCGAAGAAATCCGTGCCCTTACGCATAACAACTTCTTTAGGGATTACATACTCGCCTTCATGGGCCATGATTGGCACCGGGGAATTCATCTGCCCGGCGACCTGCCCGCCAAATTCAAACGTCTGCATGCCGCCGGTTTGCATAACTTTGCCTGCGATAAGCAGAGCAATAACCAGTCCTTGGTCGTACTCCATCGGCAAATCTTCTTCGCCAGCCAGACCGTTCTGAATAGCGAAGGCGCGGACTTGTGGGTACATACTAGGATTGCTTAGCACCAGCGTAGCTAACTCAGTTGCCTGCTGGAGTTCTTGCGCAGTCAGTTCACCACTGGCCATGGCTTGCTCAATGGCTTGCCTAACTTGGGCCACTGTCTGCGGGTTATTGTTGATAGCTTCCTGCACCTGCATCTGAACCATTTGCGGGTTCATAGGCGGTTGTTGCTGCATCTGCGGCATTTGTTGCATCTGCATACCAGCTTGCACCGGTTGGGGCATACCACCTTGCATTGGCATACCACCTTGCATCGGCATACCACCCGGACCTACAAAGCCGCCCTCTTGGAACGTGCCCATAGGAATCTGCGATACGTCCGGTTGCTGGTACATAGACGTCGTGGCCAGATTGCTAAACGGATTTGGCATCATGGCTCCCAAAGCAGCTGCGCCACCTTCTGGCATAACACCGCCGGAGCGGGGCACCGGAGAGCCAGGGATAGTCGGCGGTCTAATGACTCCAGCATTGTTAGACCCGGCCACAACATTAGCAGGTGCGGCCCTTACCCGAGCAGCTTGAACACGTTGCGTAAGAGAGATAGGAGTAATACCCATGATTATGCTCCTTTAAGCTGATTAGTTAGTAGCTTAACAGCGGCTTGTAGTCTATTCACATCGGCTACTAGTTGTTTGACATCGGAGACAAGCTGCGCATGGTCCGTACCTTCAGCCGCCAAAGCACCGCTTATATTGATCGCGCTACCCGTGGCGCTACATGCTTTAATTGTAGTTTCGGGTACGGCCACCGTAACGTCCGCTCGCACGATTGCTCTTGCCGGAAGGGCGTTATCCCCAGCGTTGGCCGTCAGCACCCGGAGTTGCTGCGTCACGGCACTGCACCACTGATTCAAGGCAACATTATCAGTTGTCGGTAGCTGTGGCAGCGCGCCAAACAGACGCTGTGGAGTTCGAGTAGCCATCAGATTTCTTTCAGGCCAAGCGGCGTTTCGGCCAGATGAATAGAGCGTACGCGCACCGGTGTAACGACACCAACTTCGTAAGTATCGGTGCGGTATCCGGTAGGTAATCTAAACGTCTGGCCAGATGTTACAGTAGTAGAGAACACAAGCGACTTATTAGCCCACATATTAAACGTAAGATTAGTCGCCTCGCCCCAGGTAGTCGTGGTGTTATTTTCCCAGTTTGTATCCCACAAATCCCAGGTGGGAAGAGTACTTCCGTAATCAGCTATAATTTTGGCAGCGCCTAGATTTATGTAATCCTTGGTTATCAGGACTTTGGATTTCCACTCTGCAATCTGGCTTGGCTGCGAAAGATCGTCCCACTCATATACGTTACCGGTATTATCCTGCGCAAAGAAGACCCTTGTATTCAGACTATCCGCATGAGCGGCCACAAACGTCTGGTCAATGTCGACGAAGATGCCGCCCGTCTGCTGGTCGAATTGAAATACAAATCCGCCAGCTGAATGCGAAGCAAGATAACTGTCGTTATAGTAAGTCGCGACAACCGTCTTCGGGTCGAATGACAGCGACCATGAATCCTGTTCGTATAGCGCACCTGTAATAAGCCTCGGTCCGGAGGTTGGGGAGTATACAGCTAGTCCTTCGTACGTCGGGTAGATGATGCCATAGCTCATTGGCACCACACCTTTAGAACTTACGCATGGATACAGCGCGTCGACACGGCGAATAGTTAGAACAGCCGGATCGCTACCATCTACTAGATACGGGTAGCCTTTGGTCAGAACGATTGCGCCAATGCTGCTTATAGGCTCGACGGCTACGATATCGAAATCGACTACCTTCTCGTAATCAGACGGCCAAGCATGCGGCTTATTTGGTTCTGAGAAGAAAAGTCTATTGCCCACAAACCCGCACAGAATGTTATTTTGAATCGTCTTCAGGCCCTTGAGATCGTTGGGCGGCGGGTCGTAATCATCAGACTCAAGTATAGTATTTAGATAGCGGGAGTTGAAGCTATCCGTAAAATCATACGTAGTATCGCCCCAATAGAATGCGGGCTCGTCATTGCTTTCGGCTGCATCGTGATATAACACGCCGGCAAGATCAGTAGTCTCCGCTACAACGGATGAGCCCTGAATGTAGTCGAACGTATATCTATCGACAATATCTTTTACAACACCACC